CTACCTAAAAACTGTGTTTCATTTTCTAAGAAAATAATATAATTGTTTAATAGATTAATAGAATCTTTTTTATTTTGAACTTGGGTTTCAAGAGAGTCTGTTTTTGTTTTTAAAAATTGTGAGTAAGCGTCACAATTAGCATTTGTCTTACATGAAATTATAATAAATAATAAACATATAATAGATAATAAGTTTTTCATAATTTAATCGTTTAATTTTTTATTGTTTTAACTGCTCTAGCATTAATATGTCCTTCTTTTGGGGATATTGCTATAAGTTTGTGTGTAAAAACTTGCATCCAAGCATAATCAGAATTATGTTCTGTAGAACTCCAATAATTAGTGTTAACAAAATTACCTATAAGATCCTTATTGTTATACATTTCTTCTAATTCGTTTTTAGTTGGTAATCTCCAACCTTTACCCAATTCTTTACACTCTCTTTTAGCGTTATACCAAGTGACTTCAGTCGGTAAATCATATTGAGCAATTTCTATACTATCAAGTTTATATGTTGTTCCTATTATCTGTGATTCAGATGTGAGTGTAAAAAACAAACATATAATAGATAATAAGTTTTTCATATCTCTACTTATTAACAAAGTTATAAGCCGCGGTAGATCCAGACATTGTAAAGGTGTAGTATTCGGTATCACAATAACTTTCATTAGCTCGGATTTTTACTTTAGAAGCCGCTAAGAAATCAGACTTAAAATCTTTATCTGAAAATAAATTATCTTCAAAGAAAATCATTGTATTATCAGATGATTTCATACCTTCAACTACATATTTTTTATCAACACCACCAACAGTAAATACAAAGTCACAACTAATCACGTCGTCACAAAAGTAAGAACCGTTTAAGTATAAAAAAGGATATTTAACTGTTTTTTCAACTGCGTAATTCATATAGTTTTTCAACTCTATAATTAATCCAATATTTTTTTCAGACCATCCAGAACCCATATAAGTTACTTCATATGAACGTGGAAATCCAGTGGTATAATATTCAGTATCACCAATGTAGTAGGTTCCTGATGTAGTTACAATTTTATATGTAGGTTCTTTTTGTTGAAGTTCATAAGAAAGTAAATAAGAATTAGGATTTCTATATGTAGTCAGAGAGATAACAAAATCGTTAATAATATTTTTTGAGCTATCAGCGACTTTATTGATGTAAGCTGTTTTACTTTGATAAGCAATGATATCAGATTTTATATAAGGTATAGATGTAATTCTATCTCCTATTAATAAAACATCAGTGATAGACAACATTTTTTTGGTTATTGAATCTGGATATTCAATAACTATTTGAGGGTCACCTGTTTCCATAGCTAGCCAACCAGTGTTATTTGTTGCAGTAAATGCTTTCTTAAAAGGATCATCAAATCCGTTAGAGATTGTTTTGTAAGTCCATTGACCAAAGGTTGTAAATGTCGTAAAGAGTAAAATTGTTAAGAGTGTTTTCATGTAAGTAATTTATTATTTAACAGTCATATCAAAAACTTTTTTAAAGTTGATACAATACTTAAAAAATTTATTAATCAATAAATTCAATCTCATTGGTATCTTTATTCCAATCAATCGTAATTGGTTTATTTCGAAACTCATATCTATCATTAAGAACTGATGCGTTAAAAAAGTGTGTTGTGCCATCAAATACATAACCAGCACCTTCGTGAATATGACCAAATACATGTATTTTTGGTTTTACAGCACCAACTCTACTCAATAATTCTTCACATCCAACATTTAATCCATCATAAGAAACAAAGTCTAATTTGCTGAAAGGAGGTCCGTGTGTTATTAGTATATCTGTATTTTGTGGTATTAAATTCCATTTCCCTTTAATTTCTTCACCATTCCGAGGTAAATTAAAAGCCCAATTATTAAACTCAGGTTGCCACGGAGACCCCCATATATGAATATTATCTTCTGGAAAATCCCCATTAGGACCATCAAAATAAAGTGTTAATCCATCATCCTGTAAATACTCAATTGTTTTATAACCGGTTAGTATACCAGATGCCCAACTTGGATCATTTTCCATAATTCTATCATGATTTCCAGAGATAAGAATTTTAGTTTCATATCCCTCTATTGAATCATACCAACTAAAAAAGCTTTCGGCTTCTGATGGGTTATATCCACTTGACATAAAATCACCAGCATGAATTAATATATCACCACCCGGTAAGAAAGAATTTACTAATCTGTGTTTAGTATGTGTGTCTGATAAAAATGTTATTCTCATTGTGTCTAATTTTTGTATTCTGTTATTTGGACATGTTATATTGCAATAAAAAAATAGGTTGAGAACTTTGAAATATCTCTTCGTGTCATCTACATTAAATTTTAGGATTTCCTACCAGAATCTTCCAATGTTCATGTCCAGCAATCTTTCTCTTATACCATCCTTTACCTGGATAATCTTTTTCTGTTGATTTTCCACTTGCAACATCAGGATGTTGACCGGTAAATTCCATTACTTTTTCTTTACCTACTACTTCTCTTACTTTTTCTTCTTCTTCAACAACTGGAACTCCATACTTATTGATTAGAATAGCAGCTAATTTATCAGATACTTCACCGTAATAGTTTTTACTTACATCCTTAAATTCATCAGCCTTTACTTGTAAATAACCTTTTTTACTTGCATCCGCACCGTCGTGGCCTACACCACAGGATTTAATACCATAAGGAGTTGTTTCACCCCATATAATAATATCAAAATTAGGATCTTGGTCAATATCAATACCTTTCCAGACATCCCAAGTTGTATCAGCAAATACATCATCTGGTTCTGCAATTTTAGCATAACCACCTATTGCTTTATAAGCTAAGTCGATAAGTTTAAATAATTCGTTTTCATACTTATCTTTCAAATCTGTATCTTTAGGAATTTCAATTTTAGTCCATTGATTTTTCTTAGCTTTAACTTCTTTAGCAATACTAAATTCAGTTTCGGTTTGTATAGCTTCAGATTCGTTAATAAACTGCTCGTAGGTTTTAAGTGTTGTCATATTATTTGAGGTTAATTTTAAGGTGTGTTTTTTAAACACATCGATAGGAATCCTGTGTTCAATACTTTCATAAAATACAGAATAAGTAGTTGGGTCTTCGTTTTTAATTAACCAATCAATTGTTAGTTGAGGATTAACTACTTTATCGAATTGACCAAGAACGATATCTAAATGAGGTTTTAATTGACCGGTGTTATCAAATTGAATACCTAAGTTGTTTGAAACAAGTGCTGGATTAAAAAGTAATCCCCTAACACCAAGTTTTTTACAGAGGCAGTATCCAAGATAGCCACCCATAGAAGATCCAATAATTAGTTTTATGTTTTGACCTACTAGTTGATTATAGATTGAATCGAATAAGGTTTCAGGATCTATTTCTTTGTATTTTAGTTCAGGAAGATAAGTGTTTTTAAAATTAGAACTAAGAAATTGTGATTTCAAACCACTATTACTAGATTCAAGTCCGTGTAAAAAAACAATTAAACCCTCTTGACTTTCTTTATATTTATTTATAAAATTCATAATTTTTTTATTTATATTATTCAGATTATATATTAAACTTCAAAGTTGAATGTTTTTGAAAAGTTATTTAAAATATTTGTTAAGGATGAGATTGCCGATGAATTATGGGATAATGAAAAGTTATATAATAAAATTAAAAATATTTCTGACGGAATATACGACCCAGTTTATGATGACTATGAGTTATTATTATTTAAAAATATATGAACCTAAATGAAATACTTGATTATAAAGAATTTGTGTATGTCTTAAAAGGACCTTTTTAAATTCAATATATAAAAATAAAAATTAATTATGTATGAACCATTCGTAGGAGAAATATGTCAGTATCCTTATAATTTCGCACCAAAAAACTGGGCATCATGTCACGGTCAAATCATGTCTATACAACAAAACACTGCTTTGTTTTCACTATTAGGAATTGCTTTCGGTGGTGATGGTAGAACCACATTTGCCTTACCTGATTTAAGACCAAAAGATGAAAACGGAAATGTTATTCAACTTCAAGTTGGTGATATTTATGAAGGTAAACCTTATATGGATTACTATATTGCATTAAACGGAATTTATCCTTCAAGAAGCTAAAAAATAAAATTTAATTATGGATGAAGTATTTATTGGGGAGTTAGCTCAATTTCCTTACAATTTTTGCCCCGCTGGTTGGGCTTACTGTCACGGACAGTTATTATCTATCGCTGAGAATGATGTGTTATACAATTTATTGGGAACTAGTTATGGTGGTGATGGTGTTGAAACATTTGGCTTACCGGATTTAAGACCAAAAGATGAAAACGGAAATGTTATCCAACTAAGAGTTGGTGAGGTACACAATGGTAAAGTTTTTATAGAAACTTATATAGCATTAGAGGGTATTTATCCATCAATGTCTTAATAACTTATAAAAAAAACCTCACTTAAAAATGAGGTTTTTTTATTAAACTATTTTATTAAATATTAATTTACAACTTAAGTTATGTGCTAATTGTCTAATAAATCCAGGTGTAGCCTTAGTCTTATGTAACAATTTTGGTTTCTTAACAATCTCAAAAGTAAAATCTTCATTGATATAAATTAAACCAGCGTATTCAGGAACTTCTTCAACTGAAATCAAATCTTTTGGAACAACGTAGTTAAAGTAATTACAAACTCTGAAAAGTTGTTCACCTTTTCTAACATAAGTAAATTTTTAGTTTAAGATATGATTATGTTTTTCTTTAATGAAATCTTTTTTAAAATCCTGGCGACTTATTTTAATTTCACATTCATAAATGTAATCAGACTTACTCACAGAAATAACGTCACACTCTTGAAGACCCATTCCAGTAAATCTGGTTGTTATTGGTGAATGAGACTTTTGATAAAGATACATTACTAAAGCCGATTCTATATTTTTTGATTTAGAGTTATCTCGTTTTACTTTATTGATTGATGATTTTCTACCCATTAATTACTTAAAGAATCTTTGTAACTTTTTCATCAATTCAACATCATCAAATATTTCTTTTTTAACTTTATCTACTAAATATTGAGTGGTTTCTGGTCTTGAATCAGCCATATCAGTTTTTGATTGGTCTTCAATTTTTATTTGAAGTCTCAAATGTTTTTTTAACAATTGGTCACTTTGATAGTCGACAGACATTGATGATGCTTGCATCATGATTGTTGTGATAGGTTTAACCCAATTTATTAATCCCCAACCTTCTGTTTTTACACCAAGACTCTCACTATGTATGCCTGTTCCTATAGAAAGACATTCGATATCAGACAATTTGATATCACAATTTTTAATTACATCAGATACAGCGGCTAAAACTGGGTTATTGATGTAAACACCACCATCGACTAAGACTCTATCTTTACCATCAAACTTCATTTCATATGAAGGTAAATATGTCGGAGCTGCTGATGTTGCTCTACAAACATCTTTCAATTTAACGTTGAATCTTTCGTCATGCCATTGAGCATTCCTGGTTTTGAACATAATAATTTGATTTGACTTTAAGTCATAAGAAGTTACTATAATAGGCTTGAGTGTATTTTTAAGTGTTAGATCACCAAAATATTGAGTTAAGAGTTTATCTAATCCTTCTGGTGAATATTTAGGATTGAAAACTGAATTAATATCTTTGAATATTTTTTGAAATTTATTTTTAGGCTGTGGAAATATAACAGAGCCTTCTTCAGTATATAATTTATAAAGTGTTTCTAAATCTAAATGTGGTGTTTTGCCATTTTTAGTTACGGTTACACCAGCTGCAATAATTCCTCCTGTAGAAGTCCCAACAATACAATCGAATAATTCCCAGATTTTTTTTCCAGTCATCTCTTCAATTTTTTTCAAGATTAATACCGGGATGACTCCTCTCAATCCACCACCATCAAGTGATAATATTCTATACTTTGCCATTCAATTTTTTTTATTTTTATATATTGATTTAGCGTGTATTCATATTTTTTAGAAAATAAATTTAATCTTCGAGTTCTATATTTAATGTTTTTGGCATTTCTCATGATGTCTAAAATCCTTAATACCTATATAAAGTGTTATCAATCCAATAACAGCCCAAACAATAGATAAAATTGGACTATGTAAAACAGCATCTAATCCAGTATGATTATCTTCCTTCAACGAAGAACTAACTAACAGAACAGATTGAATGAATTGTAAGATATGTAAAATACCGTGAATTAAGTTCAAAGAACCTAATCCAATTAAAATAGTTGACCTTTTCATTTCTTATACAATTTTTTAGAAACTTCAATTGATGAATTAACATCCTTCTCACAATAAGTCTTAATATCTTCTACTCTACCAGACCAGTAATATTTATGAACATCAGAACCATTGATAATATCTTTTGGTGATACCACTCCTAGTTCATAACATAATTCCTCAAAACTGAAAGCCCAAGCGAACTTAGTCTTCCAATCATCCGACAAATCTATAACTCGAACATCCCAAGGTTTCTTATCATATAAGTAAATCATATTAGCTGGTTTGATACCATACTTATGTAGTTTATGTAGCACCCAAGGAATATCAAAATAATTCACACGAAATCCACTAAGATTAAAATTCTTAGTTTCAATCTTTTTCAATAAGTTATTAAATGAATTAACAATATCTTCTTCATTATCTCCATAATAAGATGATATTTTGTTATTACCTTCATTATCAATATATCCAAAAGAGATACAAACAATTCTACCGTATGTTGAAATAATACCACCCTGTTCTAAATAAGCCTCTTCGATTGAAGAATACTTTTCTTCCCAATTCATACGGTGATATTTAGATTCAAAAAGTTTAGCACCTCTTTCATCTTCAGAAAGAAAGTTTTCCCAATTAGGATAGTTACAAGCTGTTTCAATATCAAAGTGAAATAATTCCATACTTATTATAAAGTTTGGAATAAAAAAGTTTACTTATTAATATCGCTAACTAAACGTGTTAAATGACCTCTAAGATTTTGTATATTCTTTTCAGCTGATAAATGATAAACATCAAATTCATATTGGTCTCTAACAACTTTTCCTTTTTCGTTAACTCCAGTAATTATTGTTTCAATATTATATTGAAAATTACTTAACTCATCATAAAGTTCTTTCAAACTTTGTTTTAAACTTTCTCCTAAGTTTTTGATTCTACCATCAATATCAGTTAATTCGATTGTGAATTTTCTAACTAAAGTAGGATCAGTGACTGCTATCAATCTTTTTACCGCAAATTTCGGTCCAGATTTAGCACCACCTCTTGTAAGTAGATTTCCTAAAGTTCCACTTCTATCTCTTTCTTCAAGTGCAACACCATTGACGATATACATATCTATTCTATCGACATATTTTAAAGCTATCATATAATGTTCTAACCAAGATGATTTATTAGGGTCATTATCTTTTGTTACTTCAATATATTCTGTTTTAGAATCGACTAATTTTAATTGATATCTACCACTTGCTGATTTTATATCAACCGGTGAGTTATCTTCTTTTACTCTTGCGTCTGGAATCAAACCAGCAACAAATGATTCAAATAAAAAACCACCCTGTGATGGGTTAAAGAAGTCTTTAATTTCATTGATATGGTGAAGTAAAAGAATTGCAGACATTTCTTTTTGAATAGTGCTTCTTTTAAGTCTTGAAATATATTGTGGTGAACGACTTTGAGTTGATAGTTTTTCAAATTCCATTAACTTAGAAATAAAAGATTCGTGTCCTCTATTATTTGTTCCAAGAGTTTTAGCATATCTTTTAACTCTTTTCACAATTTCCATATCAATCTTTACGTTAATCCAACCAGTTGGTGTAATTGGAATCACAGAGTAATAATCAAACTCTGGATCTTCGTAATAGAATTGGTGACCAATTTTATATTTCTTTTGTATGAATTGCGGAACCGGTATTGGTTGACCTGCTGAATTTAAAGCTCTATTCTCTACGTCTTTTCTTAAGGCAACAACATTACCATTTTTATCGATACCTGCTGGATATTCTTTATTATCAGTTCCTAAAATTCTAGTAACGATTCTTCCAGGTTCTCTTTGAACTCTACCTTTAACTAAATCAGCTTGTTCGCCATCATAGATTAAACCATCATCATCGATTACAACATCTAAAATTGGTAAGTCTACTGTTCTGGCTTCATTTAATTCATTTAAGAATTTAGAAAATTTAGTAATAATATCCATATTAAGGATATATATTAATTATCTCTGCCAAATAATTTGATTTTCATCAATTAGTTTCTTAAAGTTGCTTGATGATATACCACATTGAATTCGTTTTTGTTTTTTGTGGTCTCTTTTAAATCTAAGTGTGATTACAGGATTACTATTAAACTTTTTGTAAAGTAAATTCCATTTTTTTCTAAATTCTTTCCATTTACCATCATCACTTCGGTCATTTGATATTTGCTTCATTTCTCCAATCATATCTTGAATAATTGTAATATCTCCAAAGTATTTCTTCCAGTTTTCAAAACTAACTAAAATCTTATATTCTTTAACAATATTGGTTTTATCAGTTTGCCAAAATCCAACATAAAGGTAAAAGTCTTGGCTTAAAAGAGTTTGTCTTTTAAAGTCACCAAAATCAACACCAGAATTTAGTTTAATATTTTTTACCGATACAGGAATGTCATTTTCAAAAGCATCCCACTTATCGGTATATCCTTCTGATTTAATAATATTATTTTCTAAAATAATTCTGCTTTCATATTCAAAAGCATGTTCTTGTCTTTCTGCCATTTTATTTAAACATTTTTTTAGACATACGTTTTCTATGAAAATCAAGTGAAAACCTATGAACTTCGTTTAAGATGTGTGCAAACTCATTATAACTTTTAATTGAAACATCAGTTCCATTTGATAAGTGTATTAAGTTTGCTCTGTGTTTATCATCTTTAGAAATAGCTATCACATCTAATTTATCATAAATATCTAATGATTTTAAAACGGATATTGCAACATTCAATTGTGGACGAGCACCATCTATTATAACTAAATTTGGTAGATTTGTTTTCTCTTCGACTAATCGTTTAAATCTTCTCATTAAGACTTCATCAAAACTACCGTAATCATCACCACCAGCTCCAGATTTAATAATGAATTTTCTCCACTCAGATTTATCAGCTTCTAAAAGTGCGAATCTAACCATTCCACAAACCGCTTCTGTTCCTGATGTATGTGAGTTATCAAAAGCATCAATTACAGTAGGTGAAAATTTCAACCCTAAATCCTTTTGAATTTGTTCAACTCTATTACGTTTACCAATAGTCATAGTTGGTTTAAGAAGACCTTCTATCTTTTTAACTACTAGCATCTTTATTTTATACTTTTGTGCCAATTCATACTCTTGAACACTCGAATGATATATCATTTTTCTTTTGAAAAACTTAAGTGATGTTGAAAAATTAAATTGAAAAATATCTTTAATTAGTTTAACAGTGAATAGGTAATCAATTTTTTTTGCTAAACCAACACACGGAGCTTGACATCTTTGCATATGGAATTCAAGACAAGATTTAAACTTACCTTTTTCTACGTTTTCTTCGGTTATTGAGTAGTTACAACTTCTTAGTTGAAAGATATCATAAATTGCTTCATAAACTTCATGAGCAACTTTACCTGAGGTAAACTCACAAAGAACTTCACCATCAAACTCTTCGTGTGGGTAGAATAACTCTAACTTTTTCCATTCACCTCCGGTTAAAACCAATTTACTACGAATAGTTCTATCATCTTTACCTTTTATATTGAATTTAGGTTTGTAAAGCTTGATTAAATCTTCTTCTAAAACAAGAGCTTCGTTTTCACTTTCAGTTGAAATAAAATCTACATTATTGATTTCAGTTACTAATTTAGCAGTTTTGGTATCTTTATGATTTTTTTGAAAGTAACTGTTTACTCGTTTAGGTAGAAACTTTGACTTACCAACATAAATGATTTGTTCCTTATCATCTTTGAAAAGGTAACAACCAGCGGTTTGTGGTATAGAGAAATTTTTAATATTCATTTTACAAAGTTAACAAATTTTTGGAACTTGTTCCCAATCTGTAGTCCATTTTTGTGAAAGAAATTCTCTTCTTGTCATCCACATTTGAGATTGAACTTTTGGTCTTTCTTTATGTTCAAAATTCTCTTGAAATAATTTAGGAATATGAAATCCTTCTGGGATTAAATCAAAGAAAAGAACTCCTGCTTTTGCCCACAGTTTCATCGGTAGATCACTAAATACATCAGATATTTCATTCCAGATTTCTTGTGGATTATTACTTGGTTTCCATAGTTTAACTTTTTTAGACCAAACAAAATAGTCTGACTCAAATCTATTTGTAGTGACAAAAATAACAATCTCTTTAGATTTTAAACCTTCTGATTTCATTTTCATACCAGCATCCTCTAAAAAGTTCCAAATTGCATCAGTAACTTGGTCTTTTTGCCAAACAGTTCTTCCAAAACTCCGAGAAGAGGTAACTACTTTTGGTTTTTTAAATCCAGTTTCTATTTTAAAAATAAATTCACCGTTTAGTTCCATCCAGGTTCTAAACCCAGTCACCGTAAACATTTTTCTAACCTGGTAACCCTGTATTTTTTTGAACTGACCAACATAATCAATTCCTATTGAGTTTAGTTTCTTTTTCCATTTATATCCTATTCCCCAAACATCATCAATATTCATATCGTCAGTGTTTATTCCATCCCAATAAGAACAAACTCCATTATATTTACTTTGTTTTTTTGAAATAACATTCATAAGTTTAGCCAAAGTTTTATTAGGAGCAATTCCAATCGATACTGGAATTCCAGTAAGTCTAAAAATCTCATCTTTAATCATTGTCGAAAACTCAACTAATTCATTTTGTGGAATGTGACTTAAATCTAAAAATGATTCATCAATCGAATAAATTTCAATTTGGGGTGAAAATCTTTTTAAGATATTTGAGATTCTATCTGAAATATCACCATATAATACATAGTTTGAAGAAAATTTATGCATGTTGTTTTTAACACTATCTTCTAATTTAAAAAGTGGTTGTCCCATTTTTACACCCATGTCTTTAATCTCCTGACTTCTAGCAATAATACATCCATCGTTGTTTGAAAGAACAACAGTTGGTTTATTCTTTAATTTAGGATTAAATAATCTTTCACAACTAACGTAGAAATTATTACAATCTACGATTGCTATTTTTTTATCTGACATAATTTCCAAGTTATAGTTCCCCAAAGTTTTTCAGGATGTATGTTTTTAAATAATTCAACTTCTAATTTTTCTTCACCACTCCAGATAACGAGATCTTCTTCGTTAGGAATACTTGACCTATCTACAACCAAATAATCTCCAAAATTGAGGTTATACTTTTGTTCTCCTTCCCATTGAAAAAAGAAAGTCGAATAAGGGTCAGTAATAAGAAGGTCGTTTGGATCTAGTCTTTTTTCAACGTAAGCACGAGCTGGAGAACCAAATCCAGTTGTTTTTGTATTAATTTTAAATGAATCCATAATAAGTTTTAATAAACAAAGTTAATTAAAAAAATTAAATATATAAAACTATGAGAGTAGTTTTCTTTTTATTGGTTTTATTTTTATTTTCTTGTAGAAGTACTAAAGAAAGTAATACCAAAAATAATATTATAAATAACGAAAAAGTTGTTATAAATGATTCAATTGTTGATAGTTTATTAGTTATTGATTTAGATAAGGATGATGATGGTGTTTTAGATATAAATGATTATTGTCCAGAACTATTTGGAACAAATGAGTTAGGTTGTCCTGAAGTCAATCATTTGATAGTTGAAAACAATGAACAGATACGAAAAAATATTGATGAAAGAGGAATCATTAAACAAATTGAAAAACACGAAAGAAAAACAAATCTAAAAGTTGTTGATGCAACTTCTAAGTTAAAAGAAAATGATACAACTTCAGGTTGGATTGCTTATTCAGTTCCAGAAGAAATGAAAGTTGCAAAAACATATTCTATAAAAGTAAGAATTTCAAAAAATTCAACAAGCCAAACAAAAGCCCATTTGATTTTAGGAAGTTCAGACGCTATAAATAATCCATCACTACCGAGTGTGGCAACTATCGAAGATGTTAAAGTATCTGGTGAGATGTCTGCTGAATTAAGAGCCGATGCTGGTGCTTTTGATATTAAGGCTTTATCAACTAAAATTCAAAATATAGACAATGAGAGTTACACAGAATGGGAATGGGTTGTTACACCTAAGAAGAGTGGTGATAGTCCTTTAAAGTTGATTATAAGAGTCAAAGACTTGAATAAAGATATAGTTGTTTTTAACAAAAATATTAAAATAAAAAAGAATGTGACTGTAGCAGTTGGTGGATTTTTTCAAAAGTATTGGCAGTGGTTTATGACAACTATTATAATTCCAATATTTATTTACTTTTGGAATCGTAAGAAAAAGAAAAGAAACAAAAAAGAGTTAGATTAAATCTAACTCTTTTTTTTAATAGTCATCATCGTAATCTCCGTATTCGTCATAATAGTCATCATCATCTTCTCTATCAACTTCAGGGAAGATATCATTCTCATTAAACAAATCAGATAAATATTCAACATCTGACTCGTCAAGATCTAAATCTTCAACGTTTAAAGTGTCACCATCTATTGAGTAACTAATCTTTCCTTCCTTCTTTAATTTCTTTAAAACATTAATTACTTTTTTTCTGTCAACACATTCACAAAGATTGTAATAATCATAAAGTTCCATTTTCTCCATAAAATTATTTTTTTAATATAAATTTTAATATTTATATTTAGCTAAAAAGTTTACTCTTTTATGATTTTATTTTTCGGAACACCGTGAACATCTTTCCACTTGAAACCTAAAGTTATGTGAAAGTCAAATTTTGGCAAATCATATCTTGTCCTTATCGCATCTAATTTATCAGATTTACAAACTATAAAATATGAAGTGTTGTCAGATTTACTTGCAGTTCCTATACCAAGCATTTCTAAATCATCTACTTCATAATCAAAAATTAATTCTAATGAATTGATGAATTTATCCATTCCAACTTCTGTAATTAATCGGTTATAGTCAGAAACGTTAATCAATGTTAAATGATGTTTACCTGAATCTCTATCAGCTTGGTTTTTTGTATAGATTTTAAATTCTTCTTCGCCTAAAATACTCTCAAGTTCGTTTAGATAAGGATCTACTATATCAAAAGGTATATTTAAACCAAGATAATTATTACCGACACGGTCTTTCAAATAAGAAACATAGTAAACCATAATGACTATATATCAATTTTTAAAATGCAAATTATAACATACTTTTGAAATTTTCAATTTCAATCCTTTTGATTTCATCACCTAATGATTTTCCTTTAAAACCTTGTGACATAAGTTCTTGAGCAGAAGTTGTTGGTTTATATTCAACAAATTTTATCTTAATAGAATCATTTATACCCAACACTCTAAACCATTCTAAAATAGTTTTATCTTCAATATGACATTGAAGTTTTGATTTATACATATCGAAAGCAAGTTCTGGAGTTAATTTTAATAATCTTAATAAGAAAACAATTTTAGTTGCTACTTCTGATTCGATTTTATAATCTTGAACTAATCTTTTTTCCAATCCTTCTGGATTTTCCAATTTAAATAAGTTAGAAATAACAACTACAAAGTCTTTCGAATCAACTAAGTCAGTGTTGATTTCGGAACCAGGGAAAACTTCAGACCACATATCAAACTTAGTAAAGAAGTTAAGATAGTTTCTGTAATCTTTTGCTTGTTTAAAAGCTTTACGCATCTCTTCCCAAATACGTTCTTGCGACACATCATCTTTAGGTCCGATTCCTTTTAGTCTATTATCATTTTTAATAGATTGAGCTGTTTTTGAATCTATCTCACCTCCGGTTCTTGCAGCAAATCTAAAGATTCTACAGATTCTTAATCGGTCTTCTATGAATCTTTGACTAGCGTCACCCACCGCTCTAACTATTCCGTTTTTAATATCATCAACACCACCTACTAAATCAACGATTTGTTTATTTTTAATATCATAGAATAAAGCATTCATTGTCAAGTCTCTTCTATTACAATCATCTTCTATTGTAACATCCGAACCCATTTCTACTTTTTGGTCGTCTCCTTTAGTATCTCTACCTCCAGAAATATCTCTTCTATAAGAAGCAATCTCATAACCTTCAGGTTCGTCTTTAGTATAAACTCTTAGAACTCCAAAGTTTTTTCCTTGCTCATCAGATACATTAAAGTCTTTTAATATTTCTTTTGATTCATCAGGAAGAGCGTTTGTAACTAAATCATAATCTTTAGGCTCAATTCCTTGAATAAAATCTCTAACAGCACCACCGACTAAGAAAATATCTTTACCCGCTTTTATATAAGCATTTGATATCTCTATAATATCATTTGGTAAAGGAATCTCTGTTGAGATTTTACTCTCAGTTATAAATTGTTGATATCTTTTAATTTTCATTTTGTAAATATAATTAATCTCTATATAAACTATTTAACCTTGTCATTCTTAACTTATCAATAAGTTCTTCAAGTTCAGAAAGTTCTACCGGTCTTTCATCATTCTCACAAAGTTCTTCTAATATTTGTTCTTTGAAATCTTTTCCATTAGATTGTATATAATCAATATCTCCTTCAAACAAACCTACAATTAGATTTTTGAACTTTATAGCTTCTCTTCTGTTTGCAAAATAAACTTCACTAAACTCAGAACCTTCAATAGAAATTCGCCCGGTTGGTCTCATAGAAAGTTTTTCACCATCTGCTGATTTATAAGTGCTATCTGAAAGACAAATATAAATATCTTGTAACCAAATAATTCCATTATATGAATTAATATACGCAGAAATATTATCTCCAAAATACCATTCTAAATTTACAGCATCTTCTTCACCAACTGGGTGAAGACCTTGCATAATACCAATCCAAAAATCCGATCTATCACCATCTAACCATTCTGCTAAAGATTCACGATACCAGCTATCATTAAAAAGTAAACTTAAATAACAATTTGCAAATTTTACTTCACCTCTTCTTTCAAGTTTCAATTGAAATTCTCCTAACTTTTTAGCTTCTTCAAATACTCTCTTTTTTCTAGCCTCTTTTTCTCTTTGTTCAATTTCGTTGGCATAAGTTGTTAAAGCTTCAGGTCTTCTTATATGACCCAAATTTCTTAGTTTAGTGGATGCACTTCTATAAGTAGATGGACTTAACTCTTCATTTGTTATTTTTGAAACACCTCTAGTTTTATCAACTTCAATTAATTGTTTTTTAAATTTAATATCAAAAATCCATTGATTAATTCTATTAAATGTCACTGCATCATAAACTGATGTTTGTGTAATATGAGGTATTTGTAAAACATCTTTTAATTCAGATTTTATTTCACCGGAACTATCAGTTCCCCAATAATGAGCTTGAACAATTTTTTTTACTTCAAAATCATCTGGATTTTCTTTAGATTCAACATCATCTTTACAAGTAAAATCAACAATATTATAATCCTCGAGTTCCATATAACTTGCAACATCTGAAATAACTTGAGATATATCATTCCAATTAAATTCTTTATCTTTTTCGACATGAACTCTTACCGTCTCATGGTTATTGTGAAATTTTTGAATACTAACGGTAGTGTGAAACTCAGAATCTTTAAGTTCAAGCAACATATCTTCAATCACTGATTTATGTTCGTGATTTTTATACCATAAAGGCAAAACTTCAATAGCTTCTTTATATGTTTTAAGATACTTCATTAGTCTATGTAAATATTGTTTATTCTGATATTTTTTGCAGAGTCAATAACATTTTGATAATTTACCTCATCAACTCTTTTTAAAAGGTTTCTTGTTTGCTCAACCTCTTCTAATTTATCTCTCTCTTCTGCTAATGTTGCAATTCTTTCTATCAAATTAGAAACATACTCAGGTGATACAACTTCTTTTATTCTACTAACAACACCATTTGGATTCCATTTTTTAAAATACCAATCGTTCTTTTCTTCTAATAAATCAACAAACATCTTTTTGAATCTCATAGCGTCTGCTCTTGTAGTAAAATGAAATATATCTCTATCATAAGAGTCAAAAGCCGGTGAATTTGCACTAGTGACAGATAAATACATTCTATTTGGATAGATAACGCCAGTCCATTGCTCTTGTGACCAGTTAAAATCTTTGAATGTTTCTTCAGTTTCTTCATCAGCTTCCATAATTCCAAATTCAAATGGTAGTGAACAACCGTATTCCATTCCATCACCTACCCAATCATAAATCATATCTTTAAACCAATCAATTTCAACACTTGGCATGATATAAAACTTACCTCTTTTTTCTTCACTTCCTTTTTTTATAATAAGATTGAACGGTTCAAATCTACTCATTTCATCTCGAGTTTCCTGAAGTCTCATTCTTTCTTCTTCTTTTTCTCTTTGAGTAGAATAATCTAACATTTCAGCACCTCTTCTTTTATGACCCATACTAGTCAATTTATTAGCAGCACTTTTATAAGTAGATACTTTTAGTTCTTCATTAAATCTTTTTAGATATTTCATAGCGTTGAATATAATAAATTTGGTGATATTGTTCTTATGTATTCAGCAGCATCCTCTAATCTAAATCCATAATCTGAAGAGAATGAATTTTCGGCTAAGATACAATTTGTTAATTTTTCATATAAGTCATCTGCATCCGTGTATCCAGAAGGATATCCTAATTGTGGATTACTGAATATTTGTATAAGTAGATTCTTAAATTTGTTAGCAGATGCTCTATCAGCAAAATTGACTTTACCATTCATCGAATCATCATAATCCCACATATTCCATTTAACAAATTTAACTGTATCCCCTAATTCATATTCTAAATTAAAGATTTTACCCCAGAAAAATCCATTACCAAAATCATAATCTGGACAAACTTCGATATACTGATGTATTAAATCTTCAGAAGTTGGTATTAAACCTATGAAAAAACAAATTCCACTTTCTGGTTCATCACCAAATGCTAATGAATCAAAATTGATATCTAAGTGAAAATCACCAGTTAATGTTTCACCAGTTTCTTCATTTTTTATATCCATTTTAAATGCACCAAATTGAGCATAGTCTTGAATACGGTCTTTCCACTTAATCATTTCTTCTTTTTTCTCTGTTTCACGAGCCCAGTCTTTTAGAGCTTGGGATCTATCTGTATGTCCCAATTTGTCTAATTTTCTAGCAGCAGACATATAAGTCTGTGGTCTTAATTCTTCGTTAAACTTCTTTAAATATTTCATATTACTTATAAATTATTATATGTAAACCATTTTGATTGACAATCTCTATCAGCTTCTATTGAAAAAAGATTATTAATACTTATTTTATTTATTTTATCCTCATATCGGTCAATATCATCCGCAGAGGCATTAACACAACTTAGTAGTTCCATAACCTTTTCTTTATGAGGTTCTAATAAACTATTTAGTTGTCTTTTAAATTTTAAAGCAGAAGTTCTATCTGAAAATATTCCAAAATAAACATATGGTTTTGCACTATACATTTTTTCAGGTCTTTTCATATAAATTAATGTAGTTTTAGTCCATTTGTATAAACCATTTATATCAACTGCATCATCAGTGATTGGCCTCTCGTTATCATGGTCCCAATTAAATTCCTGCAATGATTCTTCCCAGTCACTAAACCAAACTTCAAATGAAAAAATTGGTGTATTTGATCTAATTTCATCAGTCTTTACTTTAATTTTAGTTTCTTCAGTAGCTTGTAAAAAGAAAGTAAATGTAATACAAAGAGGAGATTGTCCGACTTTCCATCTTTCAACAGCATCCTCTGCTGAATATCTAAAAGTTTCAGTTTTAGACGAATCAGGCCTTGAAAAGTAAGACTCACATCTTAGATTAGTAAATGTCAAATTTTTTCCAAGAACTCCTGTAGTGTTTGCCCAGTGAATTTTATAAAAACCATACTTCTTTTCTAAGCCATAATCAATAAGAGCTGAGGCTCTTTCTTTTCCACCTCCAGGCATATTACTTAATCGATTACCTGCTCTAATATACTTATCTGGATCGAGATCCTCGTTAAATCTTTTGATATATTTCATACTTCTTATATATTATTTTTTATATATAGAATTATGAAAAGAATAAAATTATTTGAGGATTTCAAACAAAATAATGAAGAAGGAACTCTGATTACAATAGATGATATTATCAATTGTATTAAAAGTAGAGGAGTTATTTATTCAACCATAGTTAAAGAATATCCTGATAATAATCCAAAAGATCCAATCACACCAGTTGATATAGATGAAGATGGTTTAATAACTGTTGAAATCGATGGTAGAGAATACTATGTTGATTTAAATGACGTTGAAAAAATAGAATTTTAGTCTAATAAATTTCTTAATCTTAAATCTCTTAAAATTGGCTTTGTTTTTTCAATGATACTTTTTTGTAATTCAGAATCATTATTATATTTAATATCACTAAAATCATAATAAACATACTCATACTTATCTAAAATTTCTTTTATAGTATGTCTATGTTTATCTTCTTCTTGAAACCAATAATCAGTTTTTGGATCAGACCACGGAATAAAAATATCAATTTCATTTTCAATTGACCAATCAATAAGGTCTTTTAACTTTTCGGTTTTATTTTTATAAACATCTAAGTGAAAAAGAAAAATATTACCACCATTTAATTTATCAAAGTTAATTCTATCAGGATTAGAAGTTCCAAACTTCCAAAAGATATAAGGATCTGACAGTTTATATTTATACAAAACCATACAATCTGTTAGATTATCAATGATATGATAACAAGTGCGTGCAGAAAGGTTCCAAGCATGCTTGAACTCATGATTCATTGAAAACTCTAACAGATTAATCATTTAAGAATTTAATGATTTTTTCTTTGACTCCGGTTTGTTTAATACCAATATATTCTTTAGTAATCACAAAATTAGATAAACCTCCATTAGAATTACCAGAAACTGGACCAAACTTTTCACCTAAATCCATATCATCAATAGCAACCCAATTGGTTACTTCTGGATGTTGGTCTAACCACATTTTGATTTCTTTAACTCTCCATTGTTCTAATTCGGATTTAGTGAATTGAGATTTAGACTCATACTCAACAAGAGTTGGAGTAACATCAATTGGTGATTTAATAACATTATATTTATCAAACATATCTTGAAGTTCATCTAAAGTTGCAAATAACTTCCAATCCGAACTAACAACTATTTCAACATCATAATGAAGTAAAATTGAATTTAAGATTTTAGTTGACTTAAAGTCAAAGTTGTCTAACTTAATCCAAGCTGGCATATCATCTTCAGATGAACCAGGAAATTCTTTTCGAAACCTGAGCATTTTTTTAGCACGACCACCCCACTGCTCAGAAAGACACATCACTCCATCAAAATCTAAAAACATTACTTTCATAATACAAATATACTCTTTTAATATCTATTATTTTATATATAGTTTATGAAGTTTATTAAAAATTTTAGAGTATTTGAAAACTTACGCGGTGTCAAGAAGAGTTTGTTAGAATCTGAAATTGATTTAGTAGAATTAGAACATATATTAATTGATTTTAAACAAATGGGTTTAGACTATGATATTAAGGCTGGTTCATCTATTGTAATTGATTGGAATTTGTTCAATGATGATAAAACAGGTGGTTCAAAATGTTTAAACTCCGGTGATATTGATAAATACAGTAAATCAAGAACTGGTAATTCATTAACAATAGAATTAAACAGTTTAGACCGTGATGGATTGGTTGGTTCAATGAATGAATATAATATAGAAGATACTAAAGAAGCTTATGAAATGTTAAAAGATTATTTATTTGATAATTATGATTTAATTCCAAATTATATCTATGTTAATTATCACTGGAGTTATATGTACTTTGAAGACTTCGATAAGATAAAAGAAAACAAAAGTGATCCTTACTCTTTTAGCAGAGGATCCAAAGATCTTAATATATTCAAAGCTCATAAATTAGTTTTAGCATTTTATAAGAATTGAAATTAACATTCTGGACAACTGTGTCTACCATTACCATCACAATTGTAACACTCTTTTTCACCAGAACCGTCACAATCATCACATTCTAAACTACCTTCACCGTCACAGTTTTTACATTCGTAGTTTCCATCACCATCACATTTGTAGCATTCTTTTTTACCTTCACCAGAACAATCTGAACAATCTTGTTTTCCACTTCCTGAACAACTTTCACATTCCTCACCATCGATTTCACCATCACCACCACAATCATCACAATCATCTTGACCATTTCCATCACAGGTTGAACATTCAATTTCACCTTCACCATCACAGACATTACAGTCTTCGTTACCCCCGCCATCACAGTCTTCACAACTAACAGAACCATTTCCATCACATTCGTAACATTCTTTGGTTCCATCACCATCACAATCACCACACTCAACTCTACCACTACCACCACACTCAGAACAAGAACCATTTCCACCTTCTGTATCAGTTAGTTCATACTCATAATCAAAGTCTGATGAGTTATAAAGAATACCCTTAGATGGATCATAATACTTAAATGAATCCATATAAGGATAATATGAATATTCACCACCATTGTCTAATTTGACAGAGAACTCACCCTGTCTTTTCTCAACAGTCTCATCTTCTTTATGAAATTCAAATTCAGTATATTCACTAAAGTCTTGTTTTGATTTAAACCAGTATCCATTTTTAATAGCCCACTCTTTGAACAACTGTTCATCTGCGGTTCTAGTACTATAAATTCTTTCCATAACTTTTGTAGATAGTTCATAAGGTTCCATTTCCCAAAGTATAGCTCTACCACAGATTTTATCTGGTTCATTCTCAGATATTAATAATAAAAGTTTACACTGACTATTCGAAGTGTAAATACTTAAATAGTCCTGACATCTATCATAACGCATACACGAACTTCCTAAACTTCCGGATTCACTCTCATACATACTTTTATGATAGTATTTTTTAATATCATTTCCTTCAACAACTTTAAATCTTAAATCTAATACATTCTTTTCTTTTTCTACTTCAGCTCTATACTTGTAAACAAATTGCTCAATTTCAGAGTCTGTGAATTTATGACCAGCCTTTGTAAGTATAGCTCTAACAAATCTACCAACAGCGATTTCAGAACTACGAACAGCTTCTGGCCCAGTGCTGATAGAATTTTTATTGATTAAAATTTGATATTTTTTTCTATCTTTAATCCATTGAAAAAGCACAATTGGATTTCCAGTATTAAACATATACTCTAAGTTTGATCTATAGTCAGGAAGAAAATTACTTATTTCTTCTAAAGAATATTCTTTTACAACTTGACCAACTGTGTCGTTTTCAGGATTTACAAAGTCAGACTCTTCATACTTATCAACTCCACTACCTTCAATTTTACTAAGTTGATATGTGATTTGTGTATAAATTCCATTTTGACTAACTACTTTAGCGGTTTTTCCAACTTTATCATCTGGTTTAAAGAAAAGTGTATCTGTTTTTTCTTTATTAATATCAATATAATTTTGATTTACATCAACCTCTCTACCTTCAATATCAATAAGTTTTTTAGAAATAGAAGAATCAACTCTACCCAAAATAGATACAAATTCTTTTGTAAAATTAATATTAGCCTCTAATAATAATTGTAAGTGAGACTCGGTGATAAATTCGCCATATTTGAAAAGTTTCATATGACTATATATTAAATAATTTTGGTTAAAAATAAAAAAGTCTCAGATTACTCTGAGACTTTTTTTTACTTTTCATTTCCCTCAATGGTAATTTGTTTCACCTTACCATTGGTTCTTGAAATCGGACACTTAACACCAACTGAGATAATCAAGACCTTACCTTTTACTTTTGAAAAATCAAGAGTGTCGGTATAACCATCTGTCAGTAAGACACTATTACAATCGTTGTGATGTTCTACAATGTAGTCAATCATTGGTTGTAAACAAGTTCCACCTAATCCTTTAATTGGAATACTTTCCAATTGTCTTTTACTTTTGATATTTTCAACCCAGTTCACTTGTGTATCACTTTCCATGAAATTGATTTCAATGTCATTTCGATAAACATAAGAAAGAACTCTCTCAAATGTTCCTTGACCACCCATTGAACCAGAAGTATCAAGACCAACATTAATCTTAGTTTTCACCTTACGAGCTCCTTTCAAACCAGAGATACCTTTGCGATTAGGTTTAACAATAGTTCTTTCTTTAACGGTTCCAAAAATCATATTAGAAACTGCTCTTTTGATTTCACGAAGATAATCTTTGCGTTTCTTACGAAGTTTGTTCAATGTTTGTTCAACATTACCCGCTGAAAGACCACGAGCCGCAAGTCTCTCCATAACATCTTTAACCATCGCGTCTCTCAATTCTTCTGGAACATCATCACCGATGTGTTTATCAAGATATTCACCGTTACCGTTTTCCATATCTTGGAAGATTTGTTCTTTAGACCAAGTGTCCAAAGACTCACCATCTTTAGATGGATTTTTACCATAAGGACCGTAAGATGGTTTCCCACTAGAGTCTTTACCACCTTCGTTACCAGTTCCTTCACAATCTGAACAGTTTTCACCTTGACCATCGCCATCTTTTTTCTCACCTTTACCTTCACCAGGTTGTTGTCCTTCACCAGATTGGTCACCTTTCTGTGATTGGTCTTTTTTACCAGAACCTTTACAAGATTGACACTCAGAGTTCTGTTTTTGCTCTTTCTGCCATTTTTCTTTTTCGTCTTTCAACCACTCATACAATTCTTCAAAGATAAGTTTTCCTGTATATTCTTTAGGAACAAACAAAGCCATGTTCTTACCATCTGGAGACTTTGGAATTTCAACAAACGCATGTGGAATATCTTCCCAAATAACGTGGTTGATAATCATATCTTGAGCGATATTTGAAAGTTTGTGGTCGTATTGACCAGTGATAGTTCTACGAGGGTGGTTGAAAAGTAAGTGAAAATCTTCATGTAAATTGATAAAATTGACTTCTTTTTGAGACAGATTTTCCAAGAACTTCGGAGAGTAGTAAAAGTTCATACCTTTTGAGGTAACATTTACCGCACAAGTTCCAATTGAGTCTTGCTCGTGGAATTGTATGTGAAGAGAAAATTCACCATAATATGGTAAATTTACTTTTGTGTCAATCAGCATCGTTTGAACACTGTTCAATAGTTTCTCGTGAATGTTTTTGATTATCATAATTAATGTTTAATATTTTATTTTACAAATATAGTAATAAAAGTTTAAAACAAAAAATAATTTTCCATAATAGGGAGGGTTTATCTTTAGGGGAGTTGAATACCACCGAAGCTCACATTACATATACACCTTGTTATGTGTAGGTGTGATTATTTACCATCAAACTTCAATCGGAGAACTGAAAGAAAATTTTAGAAAAAAGAAGGGAGGGAAATTTTTAATTAGTATATTTGTATAAAATAATTTAAAATGACAAAAGAACATTACAAAAAACTTATTGATAAATATCTTGAAGAAGATATATTTAATGGAACAGATAAACTGAGTTCTGTTTCTGCTTTATGGAGATCAGATTTAGACATGGATTATGATGATAGACAAGAACTGATGATGTATATTGCTAAGATATGTATAGATGTTTTAAAGTATCATGGAATTACTAAATTAGATGATATGATTTCAAATCCACTTGAAAGTTCAACTAATATAGACAATATGATTAGTCAACATGATAATATGATTGATTCCATAATTGATAATTTAGAAAAATCATCAGATTCAAAAAAAGATAAGTATAAACTGAATTAACTATGGTGAATTTTAACGAGATAATAAAGGTAAAGTTTCTAAAAATTGATGAAACAATATCTGGTTCAAATATAAAAGAAACTGATATTGAATTAGATAATTTATTAAAATTAATTAGTGACGTTGAAGAAAAAGAGGATTAGGAAAATCCTTACACAAGGAAGCTTTTACCGGAATTGATTATTTAGGTAATGAGGTTAAATTTAATTCTTATGTTATTTGGACAGAAAAGAAAATACTGAAATATAATTTTGATGAAAGTTTAGTTCCTTTTAATAATGAAATTCTAAAAAGAAATAGAGATAAAAAAATTGGGATAGAATATTTTTTCACAAACAGAACAATTCTCTGATAAGATTAAAAAAACATCATTAGAAAAGTTTGGCGTTGAACATTATTCCAAAACATCAGAGTATTTAGATAAAAGGACTAAAACTAACATAGATAGATATGGCATTGACAATCCGTTTCGAGATATTAATAAAATAAAAAATATATTCATAGAAAAATTCGGAGTGATTAACCCAATGCAACTGGAATTTGTCAAAAAAAAGGCATCTATATCTCAAAGAAGATCTATGGAAGAAAACGGCAACTGGATACCACAAATTTTATTATCTGAATACAAAATTTACAAAAATAAAGTAAGATCTTTGACTAGAAAAAACATAAAAAAATTAGAATGGGATGGAACAGATTATTATGATGGTGAGTATATAAAAGAAAATTTTAAATTGCATTACTTTGATGATAAATATCCAACAATAGATCATAAAATCTCAATCTTCCAGGGATTTATTGATAATATACCTACAGAAATAATATCATCTATTGGTAATCTATGCTGGACAAAAAGACTTATAAATATAAAGAAAAGTAAAAAATCTATCTGAGATTATTTCAAAGAGTTTTCTTCTTTTTTCTTTCTTTCTTCTGCTTGTTTCTTTAACGATTTATCTTGTGATTGAATAAGTTTATCAATATCAGTTTCAATTAACTTTCTCTTACTATTTTCAACTTTTTTCATTCTTCTTTGCATTTCATCATCAAATGATTCTATTGCCACACCTGCTGATTTACCCTCAACATGCAACTCGTATAAACTTCTACGAGAACCACTAATATCCATAATTGTCATAGTATATCTATCTATACTATTGTTTGGAGTTACAGTGATAAACAGCGTTTCTTTTTCAATTTGACGAATTCCTTCGGAATTGTAAGCCATTTGAGTATCTTCATCACGGATAACCATCTTCCATAAACGGAGACCTTTTTCTTCATAAGGTGTTGCTTGAATAGAATCCGGTTTAAACCTATCAACCCTTCTTCTCCATCTACGCCATATTACTCGAATTCTTTTCCATCTAAATTTAAATTTTAAAGCCATTTTAATTATTTATTTTTTTATTTAATTATTTTGTTAATTTTAATATCTCTCATTGCAGCAACTGGGACTTGGTGATAGTCATCCATCTTCACAATCTGAGTTCCTTCTGGTAATGTTAAAAACACTTCAGCCTCGTCCATTCCATCTTGATGTTGAATATAATCACTCAAGTCAAAATTAGATGTAAACTCACCATCAACCATAGCAGTTGCACCAATAGTTCCTTTGAAATGGGGTAGTAAGAATGAATCTATACCACCACCATCAGTCATAGCATCTGGGTATTGTGTTTGCCAAATCTTAAACTCTGGTAAAGTCATAATTGAGATAAAACCATCAGACTCATAAGATCCTTTCAAAGATGTTCTGTCGCCTTTTCTATGCCATTCCAGAAGGAACTTTTTATCACCAACATAAACTCCAAATGAAGTGTAATCATCAGTGATTTCAACATCACGATTATCATTGTGGTCAATAGTTCCAACAACTACTAATGTAGTTTCTTCATTGTATGTTCTTAGGTCTTTTGACTTGATTTCAGTTGAAGTGGTTGTTTCAACTTCTACTGTTTCAACTTCTTTCTCTTCAACTTTCTCTTCTTCTTTACTTTCATAAGAGTTTGAATTACATAGTTTATCAAACTCTTCATCTTGAGCAAATCCAGATTTAATCATTTTAGAAACAAGTTGATGCCAGTTCAATTTACCACGATATTCAAATCCTTCTTCAGTAAGTTTCATCTTACCATCAATATCTAAAGTAGCAATCTTTTGATATACTTCTTTTTCTAACTCAAAGTCTTGATTTGTGATATCATCTGACTTAGCAATTTTGATTTTGTAGTAACCTTCAGTAAGCATCTTCATTAAGACATCAGTTTTTAACTTCATAATGTCAGCAATCTTAGCTGCTACTTTAGCCTCGGTTTCATCCAACTCTTCCATATCTTTCATTTCTTCAGATACAAAGAATGCATAACCATTTGGTTCATCAACCGGTTTCATTGTTTCAAGTCGAGTTTCTAAAATACCAAGTGATTCTTTTTTCTCTTCAGCTTTTTGTTCTGCTTGTTTAGCCTCATTTTTACAACGAATGATTTCTTTTTGAGTTTCTTCAATACGATATTCTAACTCAACGATTTTTGCTTCGTTCATTTTACGGAATTGTTGTTCCATATGAGTTTCAGTGGCTACTTTTAATTTATCATTAGGCGCTGGTGGATTTTCATTTGCTTCAATAATTGTTTTAACATCTTCTTCTGAAAGATCTTCTAACATAGAATTCATCACTTCTGAAAGTGCGTGGTCTTCGTCAAACTCTTCATCAGATCCAAATAAATCATCAAGTAAACTTAAACCTTTCTCAGATACTTCTACTTTTTCTTCTTCATCAAACAAAGATTTCAATTTATCAATAGGTTTTTGATGTTCTACTTCTAAGTAACAACGGTCACCTTTTACATCAGCGAATTCTAAACTACCAACAATGAATTTCTGAGCATATCCTGTAACATCCATTTCATCGATTTCGTTAAGTAATCTTTGAAGCATGGCTTTATCAGAAAGATTTGTTCCTTCTTGTTCTTCGATATTGATTGTTCCTTCATCACAGATAGTGATTTTAAAAATACATCCTTCTAAAACTCCGGATAATTTTTCACCTTTAAGAAAAGCAATGTCACGAATAAATCGTATACGAGCTCCATTTACAGCAGAAACAAAGTTTAAGAATTTTCTTTTTGGTTTGAACTCACCAATAAGTGGTTCTTTTCTAACATCTTCCGTTTCTGGATTTTGAATATCTTCTTGCATAATTATTTTTTTACAAATTTAATAAATTATTTTGAATCATCACTATTAATGATATCAATTTTTGCATCTCTAACACCTTCTTTTGTTAAAGGTTCTGGGAGTTTGTCTCCATTCACATCAACAATACCATCAGTTTCGATATATTTGTCACCACTTTCTTTAATAAGTTCTTGTAGAACTGGATTAAGAGTTTCTTTATCATCTTGAATCTCAAATAACTCCATTACTTCCTCTCTGAATTGTTGAAAGTTATAAACAACAGTTGGTTGTGTATCATCGTGCTTATCTAAGCAAAGTGTTAATAATAAATATAACTCTTTTTTAGAAAGCAGTTTCATTTCTTCAACTTTATTTACAACATTGAAGTTTTTAAAAATATCAACAAACTCATTTGAGACGTTAATATTCTTATTTGATTTGTCAGTGTTTTCGTCGTTCATATTTTTATTTTTTATATTCCTAATTTTTCTAATTTATATTCTCTGTATTCTTGTTTAGAGACTGAACCTAACTCATAAGCACGTTGAAAGAAAGTCTCAAATATTTCTTCATAACCCATTTGTTTAGCACACATCGCTCTATTTAGAGCTTTCCACTCGTCTGTAATTCGATTAGCTTGTGTTTTTGCAAGTGTGATTGCTTTATCCACATCACCATCTGATTTAATCCAAATATCACTAACCCGTATTTTATTCTTATCAAACTCTGATTTAGTTTGACCGTTGTATTTTCCTTCTTTTAATCCTCTCATATAACTATTTGTTAGAATATTAAAACAATGATTAAATCCATTCTGAAATCTAATTCCATTCCACTCCAAAGTTCCTGATAAGTTTTGTTCATATATCTCACCAGATAGTTTTCTTTTCTGTGTAATCTTACCTTTAAACCAAAACCAATAACAATTCTTTCTTTCTTCTTCAAGAAAGTCAGAAAATTGTTTATCTATCCAAGTATTCATTAAATTAAGAAGTAATAAAAAGCAAAAATATTAACCAACCCCAACCATTGACACCCAATGATGCCAAAACGACAACACCTGTGATAAGTGCTATCTGCACCAATGTTTTATTTGTTATTTTATCGTTCATCTCACAAATATAAGGAGAAATTATAAATAATCAAACAATTAATTCAAAATATCATCAATTCGATTATTTCTAGACCAAGATATATCAGATTCATTTACAAATTCAACCTGACCATACTGAATGATTTGTCCTTTTGTAATCATCTTGCAAATCTCATAATTTATGTTGAATTTATTATCTGACTTAGTTGGTGAAAAATCTAATACTAAATAGTCTTCTGATTGATCTCCTGTCTTGGTTACAATATCTCCAATTGCGAATTTGGTTAAAGTATGTTCACTGCCATCTTCATCATAACCCCAGATTTTAGAAAATATCTCAATAGTATCTTCTAAGAACATAACATAAGCCATAATAGAAGAAAGTTTTCCCTCAAACTCGTAGGTAAATTTAACATATTCCTTTTCTTTAATACTATGGTCTAATTCTTTTTTAGATTTAATAATATCATCAGTTATATTAATATCTGATATTTTTTCATTATTACTACTGTCTTGATAGATTGTTTTTGTTTCTATTTTATTTGAGAACCATTTATTAAAAATATGAAAGAAGTTATCTACTCTGTTTTTAGCGACAGAGAAAGAAAAACTAAACTTCATGTGTGGATCTAATGTAATCACCTCTCCCGTTGGATCAGTTTTAAAAGAACCTAAACCTTTAGTCATTCTTTGTTTAAAGACTATCATTGGAAAAGAATTGTGAGAGTGATATCTCGGTATTACAAAATATGGAGTTCCATCGAGTCGGTCATTCCAACTCATCATTTCACTGTCTGATAAATGTTTTTGCATTTTCATTTTAAAATTTCATTTAATTTAGTATCTCTCATTTCACCTAATGTTGTAAAGAACTTATTAAAAACCTTTACAGTAACAGGAACTTTCGTATTAATTTCACTTTCAATCCAAAGACAGACACCACATTGGTCTTCAAAGTCTGTTGGTTGATGCGACTTATAAATCTTACCTTTAGAACAGATTACTTCTTTTTCATCATCAAACATTGTTCTTTTGCAATAAACTTCCACTCATATTACTTACTTTTTGTATCAATATCAACATTAACATTTGTGATTTGATTAAGTTTAATCTCTCTAATTAACTGAACAAAATATCTTTCTAAATCAGACTCGGAAGTAAATTGAACACCAATATAACTATTGTCACTATCAAAACATAACCATTGTCCCATTGTGTATATGTGATTATAATTTGTAACTCCAGGTATGATAACAAAGCTGTCTATATCATTTCCCTGATAACCAGTATCAACTTCGGCTTTAGTAAACCATTTCAAACTTGAAACTTTTGAAGTATTTTTTGTAATTCTTATCATACCAATTTACTATTTTCTATTCTACTATTAGCCAGATTTATATAATCTTGTTGTAAGTCAAATCCAATATAATTTCTACCTAACTGTTTAGAGGCAACTCCAGTAGTTCCAGTTCCCATAAAAGGATCTAAAACAACATCACCTTTATCTGTTGAGCCTTTGATAAAATATTTAACAAGTTCAATCGGGTAAACAGCAACGTGAGTATCTGCGATTCTTTTAGATTCAGATGATATATTGACTAATGTTGTTGGTAAAGCACCTTTTGGATTTGGTGCCCAATCTTTATATTCATCAGTATCATTTTCAGTTCTAGCATATCTCTTTTTCAAAGGTTTTTTCATTCTTTGAATAGATTTTTCTGAATACTCGGTTCTCATTTCATCGATGTTGAATTTAAATCCTTTTTCTTTTGCAAACCAAAACAGATATTCAACACGGTCACCAAAACGACTTCTATTTGGAAGACCTTTCATTTTATTCCAAAAAAGTCTTTCAAACATTTTTAATCCTGTTCTTTTATGAATTTCAGAAATCAAATCATAAACATAAGGATGTCTAAAACCACCTTCTACTTTATCATTGATATTTAAAATAAAAGAACCCGTTGGTTTAATAACTCTACAGATTTCATTACAGATTGGTAAAAACCACTCAACATAATTATCAGCAAGTATTCCAGGATTATCAATATAAACTTTTAAATCAGCATATGGTGGCGATGTTATCACCAAATCAACAGAATTATCTGGTAATTGTTTTAGTAAATCTAAAGAGTCTCCTTGATATATCTGATTTATCTCCATTACATTTCTTTACTTTTTTTATCAAGAAAATCTTTCTCACCTCCAGTAAGTGAGTCTATTCCACTTATAGCAATCTTATCTAAAATATCATCAATATCAAAATACTCTTCTTCGATTTTATCAGTTCCAATTTCTTTTCTAATAACTTCGATAGATACTACACTTTCATCAAAATCTGGAATTGAATCTTTTACTTCTTGATTTTGATGAAACTCACACTCAATACTCATTTTATATTTTGTAATTTCTGTTACCATAGACTTAACCAGTTCCGGCATCATACCTCTTTTAAGTCGATTAGTCATCATAAATTCATCAATTTTGATAGTAACATTCACTCTTACTTTTGATAACTCATATTTGAGTCTATCATCAAACATCATATCATACTGTTCTGGATTTGAACCTTTTCCTTTTGGAACAAAGTATCCATAATTGTAAAATAAAGTGACTTTGCAATCCTCTCTGTCTTTATGTAGAATATTTTGACAGATGGTGTCCATCCAACTTTCCACGAATTGAAATTCCTTCAATACTTCTTCTATGTTTGTGTTAATGATATACATATTATTAATTTAAAATTTTATTTATTTTACCGTCTCTGAATTCAGACACGCTAATACCTTTAGCAATTTCACCAAGTGTATCTTCTAAGTCACCTAATGTTGGTTGAAAATCAGGTAAGAATTTAACCATTATCATATCTCGTAATTTTGTTAAATCATAATTGCCTCCATAAATATAAAACATACCGTTTGGTAATTTTGTATTTCTAATCCAAAGTGATGGGTTTTTATCCAGTGTGAATTTTTCATTATTGAGTTTATACTCTATTTCTAATTCATAAAGAGAAGTGTCTTCACCAATTGTTACCATTTTTCGCTTATATCTCCTATCATACGACAAAGAGATATCTTCATTCCAAATTAAATTACCTGACTCTGTTGTAGAAACCAAAGTTTCAATTACTAATGATATTTTATCCTTTACCATATTTAAAATTTTCGTTTACCCATTCAATTGAATATTCATTATATTCGTTAGCATACATTTTGTGATTAAGTACTACCATAACCTTAGGTTTCTCATTATCAATATAAAGAACTTCATATACTTTACCTTTTTCAAAGAGAATCCAACCGAATATATTTTTTATATCTTTTTTACAAATAAGTTTGTCACCTTTTCTCATAATAAAAATTATTTTTTATATACCCAAAACTTTGAGTTTATCTTCTCTTAATGATATTCTATTTGGTTTAAAAGTTGTTTTGACATACTCAAACCATTCAGACCAATTTTCAAATAACAGATTTATTAACTTATTTAAATTTTTATCCTCCATTTATAACTACAAATATATTAAAAATAAAACAAAAAAAACGGTTTTTTATATATAATTCAAAATATAATTTTTGAAATGAAAATCAAACATAAATTGATTAAAGAGTTTCAGTATATAAGTCCAGATAAAAAAATCTTTATACTTAAAGTTGGAACCATCTTACAAGAATACAATTACATTGTAAAATCAGAAGTAATTCCGATAGATAAAGACATAGTTGATAATAACCCTGAGTTCTTTGAAACCATCGACTGGAAATCTGAACTTTTAACTCATATGAGAACTCAGAAATTTCCAACTCCTTCTCAGTTTCACAAAAAACTTGTTCCATTTATTGAAGATATGGTTCTTTCATCTATTCAACAGAATAATACACCAGTGTCAACATTTGATGAATCTAAAATCAGAGAGATTGAATGGAAAGAAAAAGATTTAAATAACAGAGACCGTAGAATAAAAGATAAAGAAGATGAGATTGATATTCGATTAAAAAGAGTTGAAAAAAGAGAAGGTGATTATAAAAACGAACTTCAAGGATTAGATAAAAAAGAAGATGATATAAGAACAAGATCAAGAGAATTAACCGAAAGACAAATCGATTTAGAAGATAAAATTCAATCTCTTAACGAAAAGGAAAGAAACTTAGACAGAGGTTTATTAGAATCTTCAAAAGATTTAGATATCAAATATTCTGAGTTACAATTAAAAATTGATAAAGATATAAGATTTTTATCAGAAAAAGAAAGAGATATCGAATCTAAATCAGGTGAAATTAAAAGAAGAGAAGAAAGACTTTTACAACTAGAATCAGATATCGAAGAGGTAAAAAAGTATTTACTAATGAAAATAGAAGAAGTGAATTTAGAAGAATCTTCTCTAATGAAACTTGAACAGGAAATTAAAAATTGGGAAGGGCTTCATTGGAAACTAAAAAGAGAATCAATTCCACCATCAGCAATTCCTGAAACAATAAGTGAAGAGTTAAAAAGAGAATTTGGTTTGTAATAAATTGTGATGAATATTTAATATATAAATTATGACCGAATTAAAAAGACTTTATAACTATTTAAAAAAGAATAATAAAAAGAAAATTCTTTTTTTAACAACTTCAAATAGATGGAGTGGTGATAAAGAATTACCAAAGTCTTCTATCATTGCTGAGGAACTTATGAAGAAATTAGGAGATGATAGATGTCAATTAATGAATGTTGCAAAGTTAAAGATATTTCCTTGTGAAGGTAATGTTTCAACTAAAAGAGGAAACACTTGTGGTCTAAAAGATGCTAAACTTGGCGATAAAGAAAAGAATCCTACTGGTCAAATCAGATGCTGGGCAGCACTTAATAACAAATCAGATGAAATGTATAAAGTAGCTAATGCTATTTTTGATGCAGACATTATAATATTCTTTGGTTCAATTAGATGGGGTAAGATGAATGCTATCTATACTTCTTTAATTGAAAGACTAACTTGGTTAGAAAATAGACACACAACACTTGGAGAATCTAATCTACTTAAAAATAAAGAAGCTGGTGTAATTGCTGTTGGTCATAACTGGAATGGAGAGGAAGCTGTAAAATTAGAAAAAAAAGTTTTAGAATTTTTTGGTTTCAAAACTCCTATTCAATTATCGTTCAATTGGCAATATTTGAAAAATGCTAATGATGAATCGAAAGAAGAATATGTAGCTGAGTTTGGTGAGTTTCTTAAAGATTTCAGTTTTGTAGAAAGTCTACAAGAATCTATTATTAGATTTAAAGAATGGGTTAAAAAATAACTACTATGAAACTTTTACTTTTATTTTGTTTATTACCTTTGATTACAATAGGCCAAGTAAAATGGTCTTTTGATAATACCTTAACAGGTGTTTATGGCACAACTAAAACTGGAAATCAACTAACATTAACGATGGGTGGATTGAATTCAATCGATTACAAAAAATTTGGATTTGATTATAACCCATCTTATATAATTCAATATTCACCACTACTTACAAACAACGAATATTTAAGTAGACAGAATTTAAGATATAATAATTCAAAATTTGATGCTTTTATAACACACACATATAACTACTCTTTTATTAGAGGAATTGATAACGATAACTTTATCGGTATCGGAGGTGGTATAAAAAAAGAACAAAAAGATAAATTCAAAATATCGGTATCCTATGCTGGATTATATCAAAAAACAGTTTTTGAAAATGGTTCTGATAAAGAGTATTTCAGGCATTCACTAAGAACAAGAATAAAATGGACAACAGAAAAGATTCAGTTTATAAGTGAATTTTATTTTCAACCAAGCATGACTGATTTCAATAATCAAATAATAAACGCCAGTAGTCAATTAGTCTTATTCCCAAAGAATAAAATAAATTTAACTATACAGGATTTGATTAATTATAGAAGTGATAGTGAAACTCCTATGATACACAAATTGACTGTTGGTATAAAGTTTAAAATATCAAAATCTTAGAAACTTGTTCCTATCATAAATAATATAGGGTTGCTCTTTTTAAATCCTAAATTAACCTTATCATAAGTATTATTAAATCTTAAGGTAGTATTTAAAACAAACTTCTTAGTGATTTTCCAATTCAGATTTACACCATAATAAATGTCTAAATTAAAATCATCAAAATAACTAATATCTAATTCAGGACTTTTAAAAACTTTGTAGATATCACCAGTTACAAAAATCTGTGGTGATATATCAACAATTTTTGTTTTAATTGAGTAAGTATACATCACCATAGCTCTCGTTGTTAATTGATTAGATGGTGGATTCATAGGGTAAACATTAGAAACCCAATTTCCAAGCGAATCTACTATATATTGTCCTTCCCAAGGTCCTTCCCATTCACCCCAGTATGTTTTTGATGCAGTTAAACTCCATCCAAATTTACCTAACTTTTTAGTTTTATAAACATCTATTATTGATATATTTATATTATTTTGAAAATTAAAATCACTTGACAACATAGTTTGCAGTGTAGTATTTCTTTTATCAGTAGTCATAGATAATCCATAACCAATTCCATAATATTTCCAGAGTGGATTAATTGAACTTAATATCATATTACTCCATTTGCCATTTTTAGACTGAATATTATACGATAGATTAAGTGTAGTAGATACTCTTTTACCAACAACTCCAAATGATAAGTCAGAAGTCGATAAAACATCTTTTGAAAAGTCTACATAAATTTGTGATACACCTAAATTGTTCCATCTTGAGTTAAATTCAAATAACTCTTGTGGTGAAAGACTTACCGTATCTTGTGATACCTGACAATAAAAAAATGAAATAAAGAAGGAGAATAATAAGGTTAGTAGTGGTTTCATAGGTTATATATTACCCATCAAAAGTAATATAAATCTAAATTGAGAAAAGCGCCCCGGTGATTTTATATCCAACCTGATCTTCAATTAACTTTCTATCAGAATTGTCAATCTTATCATAGTAATTATAGATGTTTAGAAAATCGTTGATGTCTTCTTTTTCTTTGATAATATTAGATAACCCATCACAAAGAGCTTCATACTCTTTAGTGTCGTATTTTTCAAGAATGTTCCAGAGTGTTCCTTTATCGATTTTCATAATACAAATATAAGGAAAATATCAATGATAGCAAAGGAATTAAGCGACTAAATCTTCTTTTTTTAACAATTTTTCTTTGAATTGTATCATCTTAAAAATTTGAGAATTAGAATGACCTGGGAATCTTTTTTTCTTTTCAAAAATCCAACTCAAATCTTTAATTCTTTTTTCACATTGTTTGATATAAGTAATACCATATCTAAGACGGATATTTGAGATTTGACTAAATTCAGAATTATATAACTCCTGGTAAGTAGCACTATCATCTTTTTCAATAGTCTTCATGAAGTTTTTCATTCTAACCATTAAATCAGATTGAATAGCACTGATAGAAAATCCCTCCTGAAAGGATTGGATTACTTTTCTATCCACCATATCGTTAATTCTATTTATATCCATACTGCAAATATATGGAAAAACTACAGATAATACAAATTATTATTTAAAAAATCTATTAGAAGTTCTATCTTCGTAGATTTCAAAATAAACACATAATTTCTTCATACATAATAATTTATATTAGAAACTAAACTATATCTGTGTATTTTTTTTTGATAAAATAAAAAAGTATATTATTCCAAAAGTTACTCCAAAAATATGAGCTAAATGCCCAACATCATCATTTGTGTTAAGAATAACATCTAGCAGTTCAGAGGCTATTAAAAAGATAAAAAAAGTGTTTCTCAATCTAATTGACCACGATTCTTTTTGTAATTTCCAATTAATTATAATTGATGCTGATGCAACCGAAAACACAGCACCTGATGCTCCAATTATAGGATGTGAACTTGCTAAGAAATATAAACCAGAACTAAAGATACCAGAGAGTATAAAATACTTCCAGAATTCTTTCTTACCTAAAACTCTCTCGACATCTGGACCAACTATTAGAAGTATCAACATATTAGACACCACATGCATAAAGTCAGCATGTGCAAAAATATGTGTAACTAATTGATGTGGAGAAAAGTGTTCAGAATTTAAAGGAAAAAGAGCCAATAGATTATTTAGATATAATCCATTGCACTGCATCAAGTAAGTAAACGAGTAAACAATAAAATTAATTAGAATTATCTGAATTACCGCCTTCATCTGATTCTCTATTATCCATTACTATTCTTTTACATCCTTCACAAACAACAACTGGTCCGTTTGGCATCATTATAACTCGGCGTTCACACTTCATTTCACAATCTTTTGTTCCAACAGGAGCAAAATCATCTTCTATTTTACGAGGTTTTCTTTTAAATAAATCTTTCATATTATTCCTTTAATGATTAATTCTCTTCTTAATGATTTCAACAAATTCAATTCATCTTCAAACTGATCGTTATCATTTGTTAATTTTTTAATCTGTTCATTAAGTAATGACAAAGATAAGGATTTTTTATTGTATTTTACCCAATCTTCTTTAATATAATTAGGCATTTGTGAAATATCAAATACTTTTTGTTCTTCTTCTACTATAAAAGAATATTCACCATCCTTTTCTATTAAGATGGTGAAATAATTATCTAAACTATGATGGTTAATTTTAGAAGTCGTTGTAATGTGTTTCCACGGACTAACGTTAATCTCTCTTTTCATTTGAATAATTATCTAAAAACAATCTTTCTTCAATAGTAAGAGATGCAATTCCTAAAGATGAAATTTTGTCTAATATTTCATCTATATTAAACTTTCTTCTATTTTCGGTTTTTATTTTTTCTATTTCACCTATATCATTTGATAAATTTGAAAAAAGATCAGACTTTTTCAAATCTTCAACTTTAATATTAAAAGAATTTTCAAATTCCTCTCTATAAAATACAAATCCTAAAATTTCCACTACATCATTTATTTTTTTACCGTGAATTTTGTATATCGTTGATATTATTTCATCAATTAAACTCTTATCTATACCATCAGATGTATAAAGGCATTTAGTTTGTTGGAAAATAGCGACATCATCTTTATCCATAAGATAAATTAAATCAACATTGCCGTGTTCCTCAATGTTTATTGATAAATAAACCATATCATTAACACGAGTTCGGAACTTTGATTTACCACTCTTAACCTTTTTAGAAATTTCAATAAATTGATTTTTTTTCAATTCATCAGCTTTTTCTTTTTCAATTCTAAGTGCTCTCTCAAATAATCTTTTCTGAAGATAACCTCCAAGAGAAACACCAAAAACAAAAATTAAAACTACTAAAACTATCATCATATCTTATATATTTGTTTTCTAATTTTCACAATTAAATTATGTATAAATTTCATATCAACACTGTCTGGTAAGTTAGACTCACTGAACAATCTATCAATTTCTTTAATCTCACTTTCAACATCATCAATTAAAGTTTGAAGATTGACTTCACCTTTTCTGATAGAAATTAAATACTCAGCATCCGGTCTACGAACAATGATACCTTTACCTTCAGCAATCTCACGAGCCATACCCATAAGACGTTTGCAGTGCATCATATTCTTACCATCAATTTTTTGACCGTGTGATTTTACATCAACCCAACGAGATTCATTTCTGTTTTCTAACCATTCTTGGTAAGAAAGATAATCTTTACAATGTTGAGTGTAACCATCTTTATTATAAGTAATAATACAGATTGGATTCTCACCTTTTGGAATAGAAGATAATCTTAGTTGATTTGATTCAGCAACATTTAATCCTTCTCCAGATTTAACTAAACCTTTGTAACCAAATCCCATTGGTTGTCCTAATTCTTTTCGAACTTCAATTAAATTTTTTCGAGTAAATTCTGATATACTTTCAGAAAACATACAAAAAGCATCTTTGTCAAAATAAACAGCATAAATATCTCTAGCATTTGGAACATTTACAACTCCAATGAATTTTTCTTCATATCTATCATTATTCCAAACTTTCCAAGCAATAGACTTCTCTCCTTCAATAACATAACAGAAGTCTAATATATCTTTACGAGTTACTTTATCTTTTTCCCAGTTTTGTTTTTTATCTTGTCCTTTTGCTTTTGAAATTTGTTGTTTAGCATATCCACCAAAAGAATTAGCACAAATATTAGTGATAAACTTTTCACGGTTTTCTAAAATCAAATCAAAAACAGGGTCTTTATAAATGATACAATCTTCTGGAGTGTTAAGTAATTCTAATACAGTTGGATTGTTACTTCCTAAAAGACCAAGAAATCTACGAAGTTCATAGATAACAGTATCATTACTATCATCATTGATTTGTTCTTTATAATTTAATCCTAATATATCATCTTCTGATTGAATAAAAACTCCGGCATAATCGGTATCTGATGTCGGAACATTGGTTCCATAAGCATGAGATCCTCGAACAACAAGATATAGTGGTCTTGCGCCTGGTGATTTTTGTTCAATAAGATTAATAAGTTCTTGTTTCATTAGTCTAATACTTGATTTATTTTATTGTCTCTTTTTAACTCTTTGTTGTTTTCTAAGAATTTCTTCCAATGCCGATCGATTTCAGATTCTCTTTTTCTTTTATCAACAAGATTACAAGATTTCTTTACACTTCCTAATAAGAATCTGTATTTAAAATAATTTAATTCTAACTCTTTACGAGTTATTTTAAGTTCGGTGCCATACCCAGTAGTGAGAATCTTTATTGTGAAAGTTACCTTTTGACTAATACTAGTGTCATGATTTATGTTGATATGTTTAGACTTGTATTGATTTATGTTATTGAAACTTTCAACTTCCCAATCAGATTCTTTCATCTGAGTAATAACAAATTGTTTGATTTCTTTTGTGACCATTATATTATATTTTACAGCAAATATATTAATAAGATTTAAGAAATAAGTTATTTTTATGAAAAAAATTAAAAATCACCAATCATTATTGGTGTTTGTTGAGAAAGCCGATTGAAAAGTGGTTGTAATTTTACTTATTTCAGCATTAACAGAATTTACGAATGATTGATTATTCGAGTCTTTGTAATTAATATTCGAATTAGTCTGGTTTGAATTTTGAACATTTCTGACTGTAGTGTTTACAGCTTGTTGAGTCATGTTTCTTAATATAGGATTTCTGATAGTTCCAGTTAACGCATTAGTTGCCATTCCAGTTAATTGTCTATTCAAATTCTGTCCTAGCTGTTGACCAGCTGTTTGTGGTTGAGTTCCTACATAAACAAAGTAAATATTTGAAAATTCAACTTTATACTTACCATCTTTAAATGAGACATCCATAGTTGCATAACAAACACCATTTGAGTTATCTGGTTTAGCATTCATTGTAACAGAACAAGTAATTTTATCCGGTGTATTTGTAAGAATTCTAATTCCAGAAAGGCTATTGTAAATTTGACTGGTAATCTTAGTTTTAATATCTGATTTTTTAAGTAAACTATCTACTTCAAATACTTTTGAGTAATCATAGATAGAGTCTATAGATACTTCAGTTTGAACTGGTTGTTGAGCAGTAGCATCAGTTGGGTTTCCAAACATTAAACCAGCACCTAAAGCAGCACCAGCTAAAGCTTTTTTAAGATTGATTTCTTCGTTTACAAAATCTTCGTAAGAAAGAACTTTTTTATTAGACATATGTTATATATTAAAATAAAAAATTATTATTTTACTTAAATTTCTTTTTCAGTTCAGTTAAATCATCAACATACATATCTTTAGGATCAGTTTGCTCCATCTTTTGAATTTCATCTTTCTTTTCAAGAAAATCAGATTTTAGTTTATCAAAAACTTCTTTTGTTAATGAGTAGATAGGCATTCTTAAGAGATAGTCATATGAACCATCTATCATATCTAAGTTCATTTCTTCAACACCTTTGATGATTTCAATTTTAGGAACATTATTAACTTTTAACTTTTCATCTAAAATAGCTTTAATAAATCTTCCTCGGTTTGATAAAATCTTTAACTCTCTATTCATTTTATCTAAAAGATATTGTTTTCTAACATCGTAATAAGCTAATCTAAAACAAACAAAGTATTTTATAATGTCTTCAGTACATTCGAATATCATTAACTTTCCTTTCTCGTCGAGTGTTGAGAATATTTCAGTAGATGATTCTTCTAGTTTTAACAACTTAACTAATTTCTCATCATCTAATTTATCTAAATCAGATCTTGTGAATTTAATAGTATAATCAATATTATCTTTACAATTATCATCATAAGAAACAATAATTTTATCATCAACTAACTTATCTAAAATGTCTTCATATTTTTCATAAGTCATTGAAGGTGGTAACTCACTAATCTTAACAGTAGAAGTATTTGCTCTAACAAATTTACCTCTTATAATCCATCTTTTATTATTTTCGGTGTCTTGAATATAATCTCCTGTAAATCCATTTAATGATGGTTTAATTTCACCTGGTTGTTTACCATTAAGAACTTTTAAACAAGCATCAATAATTGACTTTATGTTTCTATTTAAAATGTTGGAAGCGAAACCTACAGCGATTCCAGATGAACCGTTAAGTAAAACTGTTGGAACAATTGGTAGAAAATAATGTGGTTCAATTGTTTCACCTTCTTCTTCTTTGAATTTCAACAATTCAAAATCTTTATAAATTAATCTAAAGTTTTCAGATAATTTTGTTCCAATATATCGAGGAGCACCCGCTTGAGGCGATCTTAGTGAACCAAACTGACCTTCTTCCTCTAAAAGAGAAGCATTGTTTTTAAATCTTTGAGCCATAGTAATAATAGCATTTGAAAGTGACATATCACCGTGGTGATAGAAACAATCCGAAGCGACTTTACCACTTAGTTGAAAAACTTTGAGTGTTTTCTCATTTCCGGTTCTCCAGATTTGATTTGCAATATGAATGATTTTTCTTTGAGTTGGTTTGAAACCATCAATAACTGAAGGAATTGCTCTACCTTCAATTACATACATTGCAAACTCTTTATATTCGTCTGATAAGAACTCTGATATACTTTTTTCTGTCATCATAATTCGTATATAGTAAAAACTTTATTTTGTTTTTCCTAATCTAATACAACGAGTTTAATTTCACCATTTAAATCCTCATATAGAAATGAACAACTCTCACAAAAGTCACCAGTATTATAATAAATTTTATCACCTATTTTTTCAATAGCCGGTGTATGAATGTGACCTATCATAATTGAATCACAATTAACCTCATCTAACTTTTTAAGAGATAAAATCTTAAAGTCATTAATAAATGCAATAGCATTTTTAACTTTTGATTTAAGATATTGTGATAAAGACCAATACTCAAGTCCGAATATTCTTCTAAACCAATTATAAGTTTTATTAATCTTAAAGCTAAACTCATAAGCCCAATCACCTAAAACATATAAGAATGGATGAAGTCTGATAAATCCATCAAATTGGTCTCCGTGACAAATGTATATTTTCTCACCTTTCAATGTTTCATAATACAGCTCATCACAAAGAAGTACATCACCAATATTTATATTATCTTCTTTTATAAGTTCTCTTAAATAAAAATCATGATTACCTAAAATATAAGTCACACTGACTCCTTTTCTTGATAATCTTAAAACTTTCTGAATTACTGTTGAATGATCAGGATGCCAATAGAACTTTCTTTTAAGTGAAGTTAAATCAATAAAATCACCAACAATAATTAATTTTTCAAACTCATAGTTTTTTATAACTTCTAAGAGTTTATCAGCTTGGCATTTTTTTGTTCCTAAATGAACGTCTGATATAAAAAGTGTTTTAATTTTCATAATCTATTTATAAACACCATATTACTTGATATAAAATATTTAGATAAATTAAATGGTTTTTTATAGATAAAAGATTTTGATTATATTAAGTTAATATTAATTTTTTAATATATAGACTAATGACTAAATTAAAGAGATATAACCAATTCCTAATTTTAGAGAAGTTTGATGATAATTTTAAAGCAGAATTACAAAGATTGGGAATCACTGACGAAGAAGAAATCAATCGTCAACTTTACAATGCTCATAGAGGTCATTTAGCTGAATATTTAAAAACACAGGGTAAAGAACTTAAGTTTGGAATGCTCTTAGCTCTTTTTAAAGATGCTCAAACTGCAAAGAAAAGAACTGATTTAAAAGTTGGAATTGTAAAAGCGCTTCATAGAGTTATACCAATGGCTTTAGCTCCATTTTTTCCAATTGCTGCTGTTTTAGGTATTATACTTGGTTCTACAAGAGCTTTTAATAAAATATTAGCACCTATACTACAAGACTCATCTGATACTTATGAAGGTTTTCTTAAACAATTAATTGAAAGGTCTATCAAAGTAGCTGAAGGTGAGATTCCGGTTAAAGATAGATTCACAAGAGCTTTTGTTGTATCTGATAAATTAGTTAGTGCAATTAGACCCGAAGTTATACAAAGTTTTTCAAACTCACTTTCTCTTAAAATGAGTTTAGAGGATTCAGATAAAGAAGTTCCAGAAAACTACATTGAGAATGAACTAAAAGATTACTTGAATAAAAATTTTGAAGTAAATCCACCTATTCCACTCAAGCCAGATAGTAGATTCCCAGACATGCCGGAATAAACAAATTTTACTTTTTACTATATACATCTAAAAAAATTGTAAATTTTAATGTCTGTAGATAAGAAGTTTCAGAAGTTAGATGATATCGAGCACGTAATATTGAGACCAGGTATGTATATTGGTTCAATAAAACCACACACATCAAACAAATGGTTAATATCAGAATCAGGAGTAGAACTTAAAGAAGTTACTTATAATCCGGGTTTTCTAAAAATATTTGACGAAATCATTACTAACTCAGTTGATGAATCCAAAAGAAAAGGATCGAAGTTAAACACAATCAAAGTAAATATAGATAAAGGAACAAACACTATAACCATTTGGGATAATGGTGGAATTCCTGTAGTTAAACACTCAGAACACAAAGAGTGGATTCCAGAAATGATATTTTCAAATCTAAAAGCTGGTTCTAACTTTGATGACTCAGAATCTCGTTCTTGGGCTGGAACAAATGGTGTTGGTTCAACATTAACAAACATTTATTCAAAAAGATTTACTATTTCAACTTGTGATGGTAAGAATAGTTTTTCTCAAACATTTTCAAACAATATGAGAGAAAGAACAAAACCAGTTGTTGCTAAATCTACAAAAGGTTTTACAGAGGTTTCATTTTTAACAGATTTTGAAAAGTTTTCATTAGATGGTATTGATGATAATCACTTTAAAATGCTTGAAAAAAGAGTTTATGATTTAGCAGCATGTAACACACATCTTAAAATTAACTTTAATGGAAAACTACTTCAATTTAAGTCTTTCGAAGATTATGTTAAATTATATGTTAATGATTACTTTTTTGAAGGAACAAAAGATAGAACATGGTCAGTTGGTATCGCACTTTCAGAAAATGGATTTCAACAAGTAAGTTTTGCTAACTCTACTGAAACTTATGATGGTGGAACACACGTTGATTATATTATGAATCAAATCATCACTGAGTTAAGAGCTTTCTTTGCTAAAAAACATAAAGTAGATGTTAAACCATCAGAGTTAAAACAACATATGTTTCTTTTCTTAGATTCAACTATAATTAATCCTAGTTTCTCTTCTCAAACAAAAGAAAAGATAATTACAGAGATTAAAGACTTTGGATCCACATTTGAAGTTTCTGCAAAACTAATTCAATCTATTCTAAAATCAGAAATTGTTAATTCTATCTTAGATTGGATTCAACAAAAGAAAAACGCTGAGGAAAATAAACTTCAAAGAGATTTAAATAAGAAATTAGGTAAAATCAAAGTTGAAAAGTTAATTGATGCTAAAGGTAAAGACCGTTGGAAATGTTCAATTGGATTATTCGAAGGTGACTCTGCTATTTCAGCTTTTAGAAAATATAGAACACCAGAAACAATGGGAGCTTTTGCTCTTAAAGGTAAGTTTGTAAATGTATCAGAAATGACTAATCAAAAATTGGTAGGTAATGATGAGGTGGTCAATTTAATGGCGTCAATTGGTTTAAAACTTGGCCAGGATATCAATCTTAAAGATTTAAGATATGGTCGTATTCTTTTTTATGTAGATGCTGATGTTGATGGTAATTCAATTGCTGGTTTGTTAATTAACTTTTTTTACAAATATTGGCCCGATATATTTGAAATAAAAATGATTTATAAAGTAGAAACACCAATTGTGGTTGCTATTCCAAAATCAAAAACTAAAAAGAAAATTCTTTTTTACACTCAAACTGAATATAATGAATGGGAAAGTAAGAACGATATTAAACAATATGAGATTAAGTATAAGAAAGGTTTGGCAGCTCTGGTAGATGATGAATATCAAGATATTATCAATAGTCCAAGAATGACTTTAATTACAAAAGATGATATGTCAAAAGGTTCTTTAGATATTTGGTTTGGTAAAAACTCAGATTTAAGAAAAACGGAATTATTAAAATGAAATTTACAATAAAATCAGAAAGGTTAGAACATAAAGACCAGATAATTGAATTAGATTTTTCAGAGTTAAAAGTTATTGATAGTGTAGAGTTTGGTATGGTATTTAATTCCGATAAATATGAAGGAAAATCAGTATGTGGTAAATACTTAAATCCTTCAAGAATTGATGGGTTACCAATGTTTGAAATTGACACATTCCAATTAGATAGAGAAGAAAAGATTTCAGAAATTCTAAAATAATTTGTATATTTGCGATTATGAGAGGTCGTGCCTGGAGAAGATTCAAACATGAAATAGTCGTCAAAAAACGACTCAGTAGACATATGCATTCAAATTGGTGGGCTTTTCAGAATGTTAATAAGTCTTATTGTGGTGAATCCACTATGATAGATTTTTTAGGAACTAAAGAATATTTTATAGCAAAAACTTTAACCACTGAAAAGCACGATACACAAAACAAAGTTAAATTCTCACCAAATAAAAATTATAATTACTGGAGAGATCACACCAACGAAACCAGAGAATATCAAAAAAAGGTATTTAGAATTATTCTAAAAGAAAATGGACTTATATAAATTAATACCAAAAAAACAAAGACATAACCGTGATTGGAGTGTCGGTAAAGATTATGTTTTTTTCAAAAAATTACATAATGTTCCACTCTGCTACTTTAAGGATGGAATTGTTTGGGTGTTTCTCGATTTGAGAATACAAAGACAAGTTGTTGACTTAATACATCATTTAGAAAACTCTAATTTAAAATTTTATTTTACACACCCTGAGTTTTCAAATCCAGGTGAAGAATTTAGTATCAACAAAATTCCCTTACATTGTTTTAGATGTTATGCTGATTCTAAATTTTATAAATCAATTAAAAAGATTGATTTTGATTTTATCGAAAATTTAGTAAGTTTTACTAAAGAGTTTAGTGACTTTGAAACTTTACTCTTAAACTTCAAAATAGTTCAAAAAGAAGTTGGTAAAAAATGGTATGATTACTGGAGTAAAAAAGATATTTGGGATTATTCAGAAGAAATAAGAGAAGAATTTAGGACTTTATGGCGTGAAATTCAAATAAATAATATTCTGTAAAACTTATTTAATATATAGTTTTATGAATATTAAGTCATATAGACAATTTATTAACGAAGCAAAATTGCATATCTATCACACCACATTTAAAGTTTACGACTTAATGGATAGAAAGATTTATAAAAAATCTCAAATTAAAAAGTGGATGAGAATGTATGACTTTGATGAGTATGCTCACTGTGTTTTAGTAAGTGATAAAAAACCTCCTTTAGAAAAAGGAAAGTTTTTACAGATACCAAAATCTGCGTTAAGAATTAAAAACGTTAATTTCTTTGACTCTGATATTAAAAAACATCAGGGTTATATGCCAGAAGATTCAAAAGTAGTTACCAGTAACGGTCAAGAAGTGTTTCTTTATATCTTTAAGAAAAATTCAAATGAGGCTAATAGAGCAAGACAATTGCACGGATTTATTTACGAAGGTGATGTAAGAAGATATAATGGGCTTCAAAGATTTGGAAAAATACACAAGTGGGACGCTGAAGGCGGAATGGATAAAACTTACCTAACTTGGAGAGCAGATAGTGGTAAAAAAATAGAGTTTTGGGATAAGTCTCAATATCATAGTTTATTAGAAAGAGATCCTGTTTCTGGTGTTGATGAGGTAATCTGGTCACCAAAAGAAGGAGATGTTAAATTTGATTACTACCCGGACTCTTTTTCAGAACCAAGAAACTGGAGCATCAAATGTATGAAAATAGGGACCGATGTTGAAATGGGTGATTTCAAAAGAATTGCTGGATTAGAGATGGTAGGTGATAGATTAAAAATTAAAGAAACAACTGCTGAATATTTTATTTTAGCAGTTGGTTTTCACAATGGTATTGATAAAAAGAATATCGTTGAAGAATATCTAGTATTGATGCCTGTTAAAGTTTGGGAATCTTATCTTCCAGATATATGGAGTAAGACTTCAGAGTTTGAACAAATGTATAAAGAACTAAGTTCACATAGACTCAAAGGAGAAAGAATCGATGAACAAGAAGAAGCTTGGCTTCAATTTAGAATCAAATATAGAAAGTTAGCAGAAAGTAGCACAGTGAAACTTAGATTCAAAAGAGATTCTAAAGGACAACTTAGAATTCAATCCGCTATCTCATTTAGTGATTTTAAAACTAAGATACTTCAGAATCCACATATTAAAATTTATTAAACTTTACTAATACTTTTTAATAAAATATTTGATGAAAAGAATTCTTAAATCTGATTTAGATAAATTTTACACAAAAAGAGAATTAGTTCAACAGTTGATATCAAATGTCGACTTTTCTAATTTTGATTTAATCGTAGATCCTTGTTGTGGAGACGGCGCTTTTTATTCTCAAATTAATCATATCAATAAAATAGGAATTGATATTCTACCACATTTAGAAGGTGTTATTACTCACGATTATTTAACTTGGGACTATTCAATAATATCAACTCAAAGAGACAAAGTTATTGTAATTTCAAATCCACCTTTTGGTAAACAAGGTTCTTTAGCAATGAATTTCATTAAAAGAAGTTCTGAATTTGCAGACACTATTGCTTTTATACTACCACTAAGTTTTGCTAAACCGAGTATGAAAAATAAGATACCTGAATATTTCCATTTACAATATGAAGAGGTTTTACCAGATGATTCTTATTTACTTGATGGTGAAAGTTATAGTGTAAAGTGTGTTTTTCAGATTTGGAAAAAATCTGATATCAAAAGAGATAAGATTAAATCGACTGAAAGCTCAGGTTATTCATATACAAAAGATAAAACTTTAGCAGATTTTGCTGTAAGAAGAGTAGGTGTTTATGCTGGAAAAGCTTTTAGAGATTTAGATAAGTCGGAACAGTCTCATTACTTTATTATTTTAGATAATAAAAATAGGATAGAAGAAGTCATAAATAGTCTTCAGAAACAAAACTGGACTGATTTAACTGTAGGCCCACGTTCAATCTCTAAAGGAGAACTAAACACAGTTATCAATAAAATTTTAAATGAGTAATAATATTTTAGTCTCAGGATTATCAGGTATAAACACATCTACGTCAAATGGAGTATCTGCTGTTTATGCTGTTAGTGGTTCAAGTGGATCTTCTAAACAAAAATTCAATATACTAGGTGAAGTATATGAACACACTGGATATATCGATGGTCATATAGCAGTTGCTATTTCAACTATAAACGTATTAGGAAAACCATTCTGGGATGAACTCAAAAAAAATGGTGTCATATTTCCACATGAAATGGAACAATTCATTGAAAAAAGAATTACCATTCTGGAAAGAGATAAAAAGATAGATGATATTATAAACTAAACTTTTTTAAATCACTATAAATAAAAAATAATAATATTTTAATGATATGTGATTTAGTAATAGATGGAAATTATATCTTGAGTAAGTTGGTTTTCACACTTCACAAAAACAACTTATTGTATGGAGCATTACACAAATCATTAGAAAACGCGATTAACAACTATAGAAAGTGGTATCCGTTTGCTAATGTTTATCTTGTCTCTGACTCTAAAGAAAAATCTTGGAGAAAACAACTAACCAAAGCTTATAAAGCCAATAGAAAAAAAGATTCCGATATTGATTGGTCTTTTGTTTATAACGCTTATGATGAATTTAAACAATCAATGTCGGATTTGGTTACAATTTTAGAAGCACCACACGTTGAAGGAGATGATTGGATTTCTTTTTTAACCACAAAGGCGAACTTAGAAGGACGATCTACTATTATCGTTTCAAATGATTATGATATCAAACAAATTGTTAATTGGAGTTTAAATCCTCTTTACATAAATATCATGACAAATGAGATGTATAACAAAGAGAAACTTTTCATGCCAAAAAACTATCAGATTTTTATCTCAAATGTTAGAAATCTTCCCAACAATGATATTTTTAATTTAAATGACAATGTTGAGTTTTTAGGACTTTTAGATAGATTTTTAACTAAGTATGAAATAGTGGAAATTGACCCTATGGAATCTTTAGTTATAAAAATAATCTCTGGAGACCAATCAGACAACATTGGTTCAGTTTGGTCTCAAGTAAAAAATGGAAAGAAAAGAGGTATAGGAGCTAAAGGAGCTAAAACAATTTATGATAATTATTTAGTTGAGTTTGGTGAAATAAATTTAGAAGATCCAGATCTTTTTGAAAACATAGCAGATTTGATTTGTGAAAAAAAGAAATTGAGTAAAACTCAAATTGAATCAATTGTTGAAAACATTAATAGTAATGTAAAACTGATTGATTTACGATTACAAAATTTACCAGATGAAATTATTGATAAAATGGAATCTAAATACGGTAAATGATAATAGAAAATAACTTACTCGCTGTAACAAACGCGATGTTTAAAGATAAGAAAAATTGGAATTGGGTTAATGATGAACAGAAAAATGATTTCTTCTTTATTATTAACCGACTTCTGGCTAAAAGATTTACAGAAAAATCTCAACTTTTGAATCTTAAATCAATAGATAAAGTATCAGGTCTTGACTTATGGTATCACTTTATGAAAGACAAACCATATCCAAATTGGATATGGTCTAAAAGTGAAAAAGAAAAAGGACCAGTCGCTGATTCTGATTATAAATTACTTCTTAGTAAACTAAAGATTAAAGATATTGACTTAGATTACTTAATTGAAAATAACTTTGATTTTATAAAAGAAGAGTTAAATTATTTTAAAAAATTAGAAAAACAATAAATTAAATATAATATGATGACAACTGAAATTAAAACAACAACAATGAACTGGTATATTGTAAGAGCACAATCTAATCGTGAAAAGTCTGTGTCCACAAAAATTATAAAAGATGGAGAAAACGGAGAACTAATGGGCAAAATTGGTCGAGTAGTTGTTCCAACTGAAAAATCATTTCATCTTAAAAATGGGAAAAAAGTTCAACGTGAAAAAGTAATGTATCCAGGATATATCTTTGTTGAAACAAGTTCTGTTGGTGAATTAAAATACTATCTTAAGGCAGTTAATGGAGCTACTGGATTTTTAACAGATAGAACTGGCGTTATTCAATCTTTAACACAAGCAGAAGTAGATAGAATGTTAGGTATTCAAAAACAAAAAGAAGAAGTAGCTGAACAATTTGACCATTTTATTTCTGGTGAATCAGTTAAAGTTCTTGAAGGACCTTTTACAGGATTTACAGGAACAATAGAAAGTATTAAAGACCAAAAAGTCAAAGTTGAAGTTATGATTTTTGGTAGAAAAAATCTTATTGAGTTAAGTGCTCTTCAGATTGAAAAGCACAATGACTAATAAAAGTTTAGTTGATAAGTTACTACAAGCCTCTCAAAAGATACATCAATCTTCATTGAGAGGTTCTGGTAATTATGTAGTTTCTAATCCAAATGTATTTACCGCTATTTATAGAATAGCTAAAATCAAAAGAATTTTTGAATTTTGTAGTATATGACCTCTAAAATTGACTTAGTAAAAGGATTATCACTCAATGATAGAATATATCCAAAAGAGTTTGAAAGAGTATTTAAATCCGACGTGAGAAAACTTATAAGAAAGAAGAAAATAAATAAATTATTCAATGATTAAATATTTAGAAGGTATAACAAAAGATATGATTGAGTCACATGGTTATCTTTATGATGATATGAGTCCGATGATTATTGATATGGAAGTGGTTGATAAATCAGATAAAAATGCTATAAGAATGATAATCAAAGATAAATCTGGCAAAGAGATCAATATCGATGGTGTAGATAAGATCATAAATTTCACAGATGAGATTAAATCAAGATACAAACAACAAAAGTATGATAAAACTTATTTGAATATGGCCACAGAGTGGGCTAAACTTTCACACTGTAGTAGGAAACAAGTAGGTGCTCTTATTGTTAAAAATGGAATGATTATATCTGATGGATTTAACGGAACACCAACTGGATTTGAAAATTCTTGCGAAACCGAAGAAAATGAAACCCATTGGTTTGTAATTCACGGAGAAGCAAATGCTATTTTAAAATGTGCTAAACACGGTCAATCATGTCATGGTTCTACACTTTATTTAACACACTCACCTTGTAAAGATTGTTCTAAATTAATATTACAGTCAGGAATCTCAAAATTAGTTTATATGGAAGATTATAAAGATTTATCTGGTTTAGAATTCCTTGAAAATGCTGGATTAGAAATAGTTAAATACTAATGGAAGACTTTTTAAAAACTATAACAAATTTTGATTCGATAAATACAATTTATCAAAATAAACTATTCACTCTTAAATCAATTTCTCAGTATTTAGGTGAGTGGTATAGTTTATCAACAGAAGAACAATGGGAATTGGAAAACCAAACCACTGCAGATAGTTTACTAAACGGAAATTTAGAAGAGTATAAAAATAATCTTAAAAACTACGATGGTTCTGAGAAATTAGCATACGGAGAAATAACAAAAACAGGAACTGAAAATATCTACAAATGGATAAAATCAAATGTGGATTTTCCAGAAGATGTTGTTTTTTATGATGTAGGATCCGGTCACGGTAAGATGGTTATGCACCTTTCTCTTATTTCAAACTTTAAAAAAATTGTAGGAATAGAATTAAGTGAATTGAGATATAAGTATTGTTTAGGTATTTTAAATCAAATAGGAGATTTAGAAAATGTTGAATTTATAAATGATGATGTTTTGAATTGTGATATTTCAGATGCTACAGTTGTATTTATGAATGATGCTCTTTTACCACAAGATTTAATACACTCAATATTTTCTAAATTAAAACCTGGAACAATAGTTATTTCAATTGAAGAAAATAAATTTAAACCTTTAGGAAAAATTGATGTCGAAGTTAGTTGGCTACCAGTAACTTTAGATTTCAACTTTTATATTATAAATAAATAAAATAAATAAAAATAGAAAGAGATGTTCGATATATCAATTAGTTGTATATCTGAAATAATAAACAAAAAAACTTATAAATGGATATGGGAGGAACTAGAAAATGGAGTTAATAACAACTAAAATATGCATGACCTTAGATATAGGTGTGAATAACTCACTATTTGGTGGTAATATGATGTCTTTATTAGATGAAGCGGCAGCGGCTTATGCTTGTCAAATATGTGATTCAGCCAAAATGGTTACAATGAAAATTGAAGAAGTAGTTTTTAAGAGTCCAGTTAAAGTAGGAAACTTAATTAAAATCTATGCTTCTGTTGATAAATTTGGCACAACATCAATAACAATTAATCTTGAAGCAAGAAAACATAATGTCCACACTGGTAAACAAGAATTAGTTTGTTCGACTAAAATGGTGTTTGTTAAATTGGATGAAGAAGGATCTTCTATTCCAATTTCAGATAGAGTTAAATCAAGATATTCAGAAAGATTCAAAACTTATGGAAGAGGATTACTTCATCCAGAAGAAATGGAAAAAGAGTTGAAAGAAAAGAAAAGTAGCTTTTTCACCTTAGTTGATAAATCAGGTCGACACTCTCAATAATTGTTTAATTTTCCAATCTCTTTCATCATCTGAATTTTGATATTTTAAAACAGACTCTGGGAATCTAAGTAATCCACCATATAACTCAACTATATAAATTGGTTCTTTTATTCCCAATTCATATTTAATAACTTTAGCAGTCATTGGAAGAGCTTTCTTTCTCATATTAAGAACTCTAACACCATCATTACGCCACATCACATTATTTTGGTCTACATCAGAGATAATAACCCAATCACCCTTTGAGAACTTGAAATTGTTTTCTGTATCTGATAACTGCCAAGTCTTTGGCTTTCGCTTCAATTTCTGTATCAAAGTCAAGACCAAACGTTTTAATTTCTTCATAAATATAATCTGCGTGTGCTATTTGTTTTCCTGATGCGTCTTCTAATGTTTTTGGTGAACTCATATGAGTCATTGCTCTTGTAGTCCAAGTCGAATGTGCTAATCTCAAAGCTTCTTCCATTGTTTGGTCTTGTGGACCATAATTAAAGTGATGTTGGTCAAATACAATTGGAATACCAATTTTAGTATGAACCATATCATATAACATCTTAACAGAATATTGATTAGGTGAATCATCATTTTCAAGTGTTAATCTTTTCTTACAAGAATCTGAAAGAAGTGAAAATCTATCTACAAATCGTTGAGCTGCTTCTTCACAAGTTGGTTTAGTAGTGTTGATATGAATATTGATTGGGTAAAATGTAGTTTGGTCTAAACCCATCAAATCCATCAACTCAGCATGTTTATTTAGTTCTTTAATTGTTTTTTCCACAACAGAGTCATTCTCACTTGCCAAAACGTTGAATGGGCCTGGGTGGTACGATGTTCGAATAGCATTAGATTTAATCTTATCACCAATTTGAGTCATAAGATTCTTTATAACGTTGAAATTAGGTAAGTCAGAAAACTCATACTCAGACATCCAAGGAAAAGAGTCGGATGATAATCGGTAGATATAAATACCAACTGAAAGATTATAGTCTAATACTTTGAGAGTATCTTTAAGGTTCTCAATAACTAATTCAGATACATAAGGTAATCCTTTAGCATCAAAGGTTCTACGAACCATTCCTCTGTTCACAGTAATCTGGTCTTTCTTTTTTAAACCAACATTACAACCCATAGGAATACAACAGTATCCAATATTCTTCATATTACAAATATAATAAAAATAATATGAAAATGAAAATTTAATATATACTTTATGAAAATTAGAAAATTCTACCAATTTATTACAGAAGAATTGAATGATACTCCTGAGAACTATGTTGAAACTGCTTTAGTTCAACTAAAAAGAAAAATAGATAAAATATTTGAGTATCAAGAAGGTGATATTGATGATATAGAAAAATCTGGAGAAAAATCAATTCAAAAGGCTAAGTTAGATTCAAAGAATAAAAATAAAATGTCTTTCAAAGATTTAGGAGTTAGTTTACAAAGTTCAGAAGTTTCTAAATACTCAAAGTTGTATGATAACTTGACTGTTAAATTCACAGACAATAATTATTTATATACTTTAATAGTCACAATTGATATTAAAGAAGGTCTTCCTAAAACAGAAGAAAAACCAATGATGTGTGATATCAAATTAAAAAAATATGATTTGGATACATTTGAGGTTATCGGTCAGTTACCAAGTCCAATTGATGGTGATAAACCAGAGTATTTAAAAATAGAAATAAATAAAATAGATGAAGACTATCTTATTGACCTTAAAATTGATATTGATGAAAAATCTGGAGAAGAAGAGGAATTTGAGATAGAAACTGAATAAGTTTTTTATTAATTTGTAGAACCCTATAGAAATTCTATAGGGTTTTTTGTTTAAGGAAGATTTAAATTTTTAATAAATAAGTTATTATGGGTGTAAATATAGTTTGTGGTCTCAAAATTGTACAAGAGTTTAAAAAGAGTAAATATTTTAGACAAAGCTTAGGTGTTGTAGCAACAATTGAAAGAAATGGTCAGAGAGTTTTTAATGATCGAGATAAGTTTTCTAAATTTTATAATCAAAACTATAGAACTACAATTTATGCACAGGGCAATGTTGGGGATATTCGTTTTTATATCGACCATATGATACATGATTTAAACTTTGGTGTTTATGTTGGTGAGACTTTTGAAGAGTTTGTTAATTCATTTGATTATCAAACAGTAACTGAAAAAGGCGTTGATTTTTATTTAGGTCATTTATTGAAAAATGCAGATGAAGCCTATGATGAGAAAAAGAAAAATGATGAACTCAAGAAAATTGAAAGAGAACAAGGATTCGCAGAAAAAATTATTCAAAATCCAGGTAATGTAACTCATGAAGATGTTAAGGCTTACATGGAAAAGAAACAAACTGAGAGATATAAAAATAACATGATGAAATGAAACTAAAAAGAGTTCTAATGCTTAAGATGTATGGTGAAGACATTAAACATGCTCAAACAAAATTGAAAGAATTTGGTTTCTTTACAGATAGAATCGATGGTTATTTTGGGCAAAATTTACTTATAGCAGTAACTAATTTCCAAAGACAAGTTGGAGTTAGAGTTGATGGAATTATAGGTTTTCAAACTTGGAGTCAAATTGAAATGTTTGGTGAAGAAAAAGACAAAGTTGTAGAAATTACAAAATTAAGTAATAGAAAATCAGATATTCCTCAAAAGATTTCTTATGTAGGATCTGATGGTCTAATCATTTATGAAAACTTTTTAACTGATGAAGAATTCATCAAACAGGAAGTAAATAAAAATACTATTTGGTTACATCATACAGCTGGTGGATCAAGACCAGATTGGACTATTTCAGGTTGGGAAAAAGGATATCAAGTTGATAAAAATAATCAACCTATTTTAGATTCAAATGGAAATTTCAAACCACTTAAAGTAGCCGCTCATTTTGTAATTGGTAGAAAATCATCATCATCAGATATTAGTTTATGGGATGGTAAAGTATTAAAAGCTTTTGATGATAGATACTGGGCTTATCACTTAGGAATAACAGAGAATAGTAAAGAATTGAACTCTAAATCAGTATCTATTGAGATATGTAATTATGGTCAACTGACACTTGGTAGAGATGGTAAGTTTTATAACTATGTAAATAAACCGATAAATAACGAAGATGTAGTTGAATTAAGTAAACCATTTAAAGGCTATAAATATTGGGAGAAATATACAGATGTTCAATTAGAGTCTACTAGAAAATTAATACTTTATTTAAAAAATAGATGGAATATTGAAATTGAATCTGGAATTTATAATGAAGATTGGTTTGAGTATGATGAAAAGTGGTTTAGTTTAGGTGGATTAAGAACACATACTCAAGTTAGAAAAGATAAATTTGATTTATTTCCACAGCCAGAACTTTTACAAATGTTAAATTCCCTTTAGTATTTGATAGATTCTTAATTTATCGTCTTCGCAAAAGTCTTCAAACAAATAAGGATAATCAAAATCTATATCAAAACTGTGTAGTAGAATGTCGTTATCGATTTCCAATAATTCAATGGAATGAAATGTGCTCTCAGAAAGAGGGAAATCTAAAACTAACTCATTAATACCATCAATAGTATAATCTTTTATTAGTTTGATAATCTTTTTTTTAATTACTTTGTTGAGTATAACATCCATAGTAAGATATATATTTTTTATTAAAAATAGATTAAAATTAGAAATTGGATTTTTAGAAAATAATATATACTTTTATGAAACTATTTAATTATTCAGATTTTTTAACCGAAAACGTTTTAATTGAACTCTTAATGGAATCCAAAGTTATTTTTTCAAAGAAGTTTATTAATCTTCTCAACAGAATGCGAACTAATAAAGTCGCATCAGACCTACTAAATATTTATTCAAAAGATTTTGATGTTCAGTATAACTATGTAGATATAACTGATAGAAAAGACTCATTAAGTTTTACACCTGATAGAAAGGTTAAGGAACTCCTTCAAGGTAAACCAGAAGTATATAAAGTTGGAACCCGTAGACAATTAACACACAATCAATCCAATGATAGTATTTTTGATACACTTGGATATGATAGATATAAAGACTATTGGACACCATCAGATGGTCAAAAAGGTTTAATTAAATCCGAAATTGTTAGTTCTACTTCTGGTAAAGTATTTGTTCTTTTTGAAGAATTAACAGACTCAGATGAAAAAAGATATGCTGTTTTAAATAAAGACTGTTTAACTTTATCAGATTTTGACGATTCTAATATATGGAAAACATCAAGAAATCCTATCAAAGTCGGTAGACTAGTAAGACCATTATTGAGAAGCGCTGGTGTTGAGATTACTGATCCAGAACTTGAAGAATTTATCAACCAGTTTAAAGCAACTTATGATTTTGCAGCAGATGTTTTAAAACAATTTGATGTTGTTAAAGGAGATACAATTGCTTATTGGTATGATAACGGTAATGAAGATAGATATAGTGATGGTGGTGGCACACTAAACAATTCTTGTATGTCGGAAGTTCATACAGATTTTTTTGAAATATACACATCAAATCCACAAGTTTCATTAGTTATACTTTATGATGATAATGGACAAGTTCAAGAGGGAAAATATACATCAACTCAAATTAAAGGAAGAGCTATTCTTTGGGATGCTGAATTAAACGGAACAAAAGAAATGTTTATGGATAGAATCTACACAACTCAAGATTCTGATGTTGATTTATTTAAACAATTTGCTCAGAAAAATGGTTGGTTCTATAAAGATTCACAAAGTATGACACCAAGAGAAAATATTACAAATGGAACATCTACTTCAAGACCAGATATCGTTGTAAAATTAAATCGCACAGATTTTGATTATTATCCATACTGTGACACAATGTGTTTTTGTTTTACAGAAAGTGATGAACTAAGAAATACACAGGATGAAGATGATGAGTCAATGAGAGTTCTTCGTTCAACAGAAGGTGATTATTATAGAGAATATTAATTATGAGAATAAAAAAGACATATACAGAATTCATTAAAGAAAGTAATGAATATATTGATAAAAAAACAATCAATGATATTTTCATTGATTTAATTGATATGGATTTCACACTCGAGGTGGTCAACTCAAATTATGGAGATAAAGGTGCTAAGTATTTCATTGATATAAAGAAAAGTGTTGATAGTAAATATGATTATATTGAAAATAACTTTTCTTATGGTGTTTCTAATTTAGAACCAATGAAAGTAGATATTGCTAAAGTTTTGGATATTTTACAGTCGGCTAAAGAAACATTAATGAGTATGGATTACACAGTTGGTTATGAAATTGAATTCAACTTTAATGACCAAAGTCAATTTTTTATTAGTTGTCATATTCAACACAATGATACTATCAATTATAAAGATTATATGGTTGATAATGATAGATTACATGATGAAGAACCAAGAGGAAATGATGAATACTAAAAAATAAAGAAGAATGAGAAAATTTAGTCAAATAAACGAATCAAAGAAAGAAATAAAATCAGAGATAAAAGGTAATGACTACCAAATGGTCTCTGGTATTATAGATATACTTAAAAAAGTAAAAGATAAAGAAAATAGAATGGAAATAGCAAAAGATATGATTTCTCAATTTAAAAGAGAAGATATAAAATTTGACTATGATAATTTTTTAGATTCAATAAAATAATAAAAGATTAATAAAAAAACCCAGTCAAAATTGACTGGGTTTTTTCATTTACTAAAAGTAGATTTACTTAACTTCTTCAAAGTCTGCATCTTGAACTTCATCAGTTCCGGATTCAGAATCAGTTGATTCGGTTGGTTGTTCAGTTTGTTGATACAACTTAGTAGAGATAGCTGACCAAGCTTCATTTAAACTTGCTGTTGATTCATCAATCTTTTCTAAATTCTTTTCAGAATGAGCAGATTTCAAATCAGCCAACTTCTCATTTAAAGTTGTCTTATCCTCATCTGAAAGTTTCTCATCAAACTCTTTAATTTGTTTTTCCGTTTGGAAAATCATTGAGTCTGCTGTATTTAACTTATCAACCATTTCTCTTTCTTTAGCATCAGCTTCTGCGTTTTCTTCAGCTTCTGCTTTCATTCTTTCGATTTCTTCTTTAGATAATTGAGAACCACCTTCAATACGAATTTGATTTTCTTTACCAGTAGCTTTATCTTTAGCAGATACTGAAAGTATACCGTTGGCATCAATGTCTAATGTTACTTCAACTTGAGGGACACCTCTCGGAGCTGGCATGATTCCATCTAAGTGGAAACGACCAAGTGATCGGTTGTCACGAGCCATCGGTCTTTCACCTTGTAAAACGTGAATTTCAACAGACGGTTGATTGTCAGAAGCTGTTGAGAACGTTTCAGACTTACGGGTCGGAATTGTTGTATTAGCTTCAATCAACTTAGTCATAACTGAACCCATTGTTTCAATACCAAGTGAAAGAGGAGTTACATCTAAAAGAAGAACATCAGTGATTCCACCACTCAAAACAGCTCCCTGAATAGCGGCTCCTAAAGCAACTACTTCATCAGGATTTACTGATTTGTTTGGTTTCTTACCAATGAACTTTTCTACTGCCTCCTGAATTGCTGGAATTCTTGTTGAACCACCGACTAAGATTACTTCATCAATATCAGATGGTTTAAGACCAGCATTTTTAAGGGCACTTTTTGCACACTTTACAGCTCTATCCACAAGTTTTACCGTCATTTGGTCAAACTGAGATTTTGTTAAAGATTTAACAAAGTGAAGAGGCATGTTATCTCTTGCTGTAATG